GTGAGCAAAGCCCGCACCATCTCCGAATTCAAACTCCCTAAAATTGTCATCCGGTGCTACTCGTGCGATCGCCGCGGTGTCTATGACCGCGATCGGGCGATCGAGCGTCTCGGCCCAGACTATACCCTGGAGCGCTTCATCCATGAGGTCAAAGCATCCTGCCGCAACCGAGTGAAAGGGCACTGCGACGCTGGCTGTGATGACCTCATGTACATGTTCACTGCAGCCCCGTTCACACCCGCCTACAGGGATCGGTAGATGAGGGCGGCTTTGTAAAGGTCAGAGCCAGAGCTGCGTGGCTGTGATGACCTCGCGCACATATGTGAGACGGCGCCGTCCTAGGGTGCAGTACGCAACTACGGTTCAATCTTCGACAGTTCGAGCTCAAGCTGATGGAGAGGCTCTGGTGCGAGCGTAACATTCCGATGCGCCCGCGCCATCAGCTTGTGCGCCTCGGGATGATCGCTGGCGTGAATCATGTGAAACATGACCTTTCCTCCGCCTCTCTCGCGTTCATAGATCGGGTACGGTTTGACATATCGGTAGCCTAGTTCATCGCGGAAACGTTCCGCCATGCGAATTGCTATGCGCTCTCCACTGTGACTGAGTAGCTCTTTCCAACTGTCTCCACCCCACCAAAGATCCGGTCGTTCGACATTGACAGTCGTAGAGCCGAGAGACCGGTGGAGCCAGCCAGTAGCCAAAAAGTAGAAGATCTCGATCTTACGAGCGCCCTCGGGTTTATGTTGAGCCAACGCTTGCAGTGTGGCCCAGTGACATTCGAGGGTGAACTGATCAATCAGACAAAAGGTAGCGGTTTTTTCCTTGATCAGGCCGCTATTGAGGATTTGGCCTACCGAAGCATTGAAGTCTCCCGCAATCACGCGATAGTCGCGCTTATCGGCGTCAGGCTGCCTCCCCACGAGTTTTTGCAGCTCCTCGACTTTCTGGTCATCTAGGTCGCAAAGGAATACCTCGCGTAGCCGGCGAGGTTCTGTTTCGACGACCAATTCCGCCGCCCAGCTATCTGGAAGGTCCTTCTTCTTCGGACCCGCAAACCCGTCGATATAGGCCCCATGCCGGGTGATGATTGTGAAAAGATAGATGTATTTCGCGATCAGCTGAGCTTTGTGCTGTGTCCAGACTGGTCCCAGTCCCGCTTGGGAAATGGATTGTGGCTCGTACTGCACCGGAAGATCCGGAAAAAGCTCATTGTCCTGTGACATCGCAACTCCGGCTTTTGGACCTCACGCGGCGTCCGCTCTGCGCGGAAAGCTCCTTATGATTGATCCGTTTACCAACCCCCCACCCTTGCCGTGTGGGTCGATTCCCTTGAGGTCCGATTTTGGAAGGTTGAGCTGTCCTGTCAAAGGATTGTTTTCGTATTGTCCCCATTGCTTGAAAAACGGCGCGATCCCACGCTGCTGGCAATCGTCCAGTATCCCTTCTACCCATTCTGGTCGCATCGGACGCGAATTGGGACCGCTTTCGCCACCTATGATCAGCCAGTTGGGGGTGGGATCATTTTCCGCAATGCGAAGGGATCCAATGGCCGGTTCGTATGAGATGAACCATACGGCCGCCGGTACATCTGACATGACCCTTTTCCGTTGGTCGAACCGGATCTGATCTTCTGCGGTGAAGCCTAGCCAAACATTTGGCCACCCAGCCACGCCCCAATCTTCGGGCAGCATCTTCTTAATGTTCTGCGGGCGTTTCGTCAGCAGTTGCCAGTCCAAATCGGGAGTGGCTTTGATCAAAGTGAACAGATCCTGCCGCCAGGCCGGGTCAACCTGATTGTCGAAGACATCTGCGAGAGAGGCGCAAAATACACGCTGACGCCGACCATTTTGTGCTTCGAACTGGCGCGCCTCACGTTGCCACACGAGCGGAGCTTTCCAATACGCGTCCGTCGTTCGCTTTCGCGGGTTGTTTCCCCACTTCACGTGACCGGATCGTTTGGACCACCCCTCGGCGTAACAGTTGTCGCATCCAGGGGTGACTTTCGTGCAGCCAGTCCACGGATTAAAGGTGCGATCCGTCCACTCAATTTGTGTATTTTCGGCCATTTGAGATTCCTCGTAGTATGTGGCGAGCATCACGCGACTAGGGTTTACAAACCACTAACTGGAAAAGATTAGTTCGCGAGCTGCTGTTCCGCGCCCGCCGCCAACCGTGTAGGTCAACTCCACTTCCAGACGTTGGAATCGACCAAACACACGGCGCACTTCACTCTTGTCATTTATCGACAGAATGAAGGCGCCTTTAAGCCTACTCAAGCGCTCCGCCAACCGCTCAAACTGTTCCCGCCCAAAGAGGTCTGCACCATAGTCCCCCTCGTTCCCCCAATAAGGCGGGTCGAGGTAGAACAAAACGCCCGGCCTATCGTAACGATCGATGAAGTCGAGCCAGTCCAGGTTCTCGATGACAACGCCCGCCAGACGCTCGTGGACATCTTCGAGCAGTGGCGCCAGGCGGTTGAGATTGAAACGCGCGCCTCCCTCCCGGTTCACACCGAAGTTCTGGCCCTGCACCTTGCCTCCAAAGGCCAGCTTCTGGAGATAGATGAAGCGGGCAGCGCGCTCCAGATCCGTAAGCGTCGCCGGGTCGCATGCCTTCAGGCGCTCGAATTCCCGCCGACTTGTGATCTGGAACTTCAGCGTGTCCATGAACTGCGGATAGTGGCGCTGCAGGATGCGGAAGAGGTTTACGACCTCGCCCGAGCGATCGTTGATCACTTCCGACCTCGGCACCCGCCGCCTGCGGAAAAAGACGCCACCCATCCCGACGAAGGGCTCCGCATACATACGATGCGGGGTTTCCTCGATCAGCTTGACCAGGCGCGGCGCGAGTGTCCGCTTGCCGCCAATCCATGCGGCCGGCGGCTGGGTATTGGGCACCTCGCGCCGATCGTCAAAATTCACCATTTCAAAAACCTCAAGACTCAGTCACAGAGGCCGCCTCGGCTCTGCCGAGGTCGGATGTGACGGTTATCTTGTGTCACTGTCAGGAGGGTCTGGTCGCCAAACTGAGGCCCTCCTTCGGGGACTTGTCCCCGGCATCCGTCATCCAGTTTCAGTCTTTGCCGAGATCTCCGGCGTCATCAGCCAGCCACCGCTTTCGTCGAATGAGAAGGTGTGGGTGATCACAGGCGTGACCAGGTCGAAACCTGACCAGCCGCCAAAGCCGGACAGCGTGACCGGAGCCCCGGCCATCGCTTCAGGTCGCCCCTCGATCGTCACGCTTCCGGAGATCGTCGCCCGCGCCATGTCGAGCGCCTCGGCCTTGCTGCGCTGCTTTGCCTCCCCGGCCGAGGGCGCCGGATGAAGTGCCAGGAACTTCGCCACCTGGCCGAGGCCGGGGACCGCTTCCAGGAAGGACAGGCCCTTTTCTTCGTCGAACCAGCTCGACTGGATCTCACCGAACTCAGGCCGGCCTTCGGTGGTCAGATCGCAGCTGATGATATCGCCAACCGAGATGACCAAGGGCGGGATTGTCGAGCCGGCGGCGGTCTCACCGCTGTTCTTGGCCGTGATGAGCCACTGGCCATTGGCGAGCTTCAAGGTGCCGCCCAGATCGTCGGCGAGCTGCTGGGCGAAGCCAACAGCAGACTGTTGCATACGAAGCCGGTACGGGATCTCTACCCCGGCGATCGACGGATGAATGGTCGCGATTTTGCCAACGCCGGTTGCGAGCTTCGTGAAGATGTCGCCCGCCGTCGTCTCCTCAAAATGCTCGGCATCGGCCGCCTTATCGGCATCGACGAAGTCCGCGGATCTTGCCACCACAGACATGGTCCAGCCGCTTTCGGCATCGAAGGTGAGGCTTGCGCTCTGGAAGGTAAAGGTGCCGGCGTCCTTCAGCGCGGACGCTGCCCAGCCATATAGCAGCCGGTATTTCTGTCCTTTGGACGGCGGCGCCTGGAACGGCATGGCGACCGAGAATTGCAGCTCCAACTCGTCGGCGTCACCACCTTCGTTGTCGGTATAGGTCACCGACATCAGCGCGCTGCCCCAACCAGGGACGAGGTCGCTGCCCATTTCTCCGATGACCTGGACAACCGGTTTCCGCATCACTTAAGCCCAGGCCAGTGGGAAGGATGTCGTCTCGGTCTTCGGCGTGAAAGCAGCCGGCAGACGGATGACTGTGCCGGCCGGCACGAGGCCGAACTGCATGGAGGCCGCAAGCCCCGGATTGGCATCGAGCAGCGCTTCGACCGTGCCCTGCGTCTCGGTCTGCAACAACCTCTTGGCAATCCGGTCCAGGCGTTCGCCACCATAGGCCACGGTATAGGTCATCCGAGCAGCCCTCCGAGCGTGATGATGTTGAGGCTTCCACCCAGGCCGGCGGTCGGCGGCAGCATCATAAGGCCGAGCGAAACATCCACCTTGCGGCCGACGCCGTCGAACGGGTGGAGCCGCTCCTCGTCCGTATCGATCGTCTCGATGACACAGAGCCCACCGGATTCGCCGAGATAGTTTCCGCGCAGCCTGATGTAGGGCACGACGTTCTGTGCCCGGTGATGTGCTTTTAGGATGGCATAGGCATCAAGGCCGCCCACCACATGCGGATAGGTCTGTGCCTCGATCGTCACGCGCTCCGGATCGACGCCTGTTTTCTGGATGCGAAAACCCGACTGCACGGGGTGAACCGGAAAGCGGGCCGTCGATGAGTAAGCGATCCGCTGCGGGTTGAGACCGACCGTGTAGAGGATCGCACCACCGATCGAGATCAGCGCACCGTTGGGGCGAAGCGCACTCATGCGGGCCTCCTGCCGGTGTCATGGAGCGAGCGGGCCTGCGCCCTCTGGATGTTACGTGCCGCTTGCCGCCCGGCATGCATCGCGTTCGGCGAATTGATCGTCTGGTTGATGCTGGACGGAGTGACCGAGGACTGTTGACCAGGCGCGGGAGAAGATGGTGCGCCGGCCGGCGGCACATAGGTTGGAGAGATAACGGGCGAGACCGTGAACCCCAGGAGCGCCTTGATGCGATCGGCAATCGACTGCGCCTCCTGTTCGGCCTTCGCGCCCTCCTCGGCAAGCCCCTGACGATAGCCTTCCATCGACGTCTGAGCCGTTGGTCGCAGACTATTTCCGAAGTGCTCTCTCGCATTGAAGTCGGGATCCGCCGCCTTGCCCCAGAGGAAGCGATCGATCGTCGAAGGCTCCTTCCGGTTTGGCGCGGTATGCTCCAGCCACAGCCGCATGCCCTCCTGGATCATGCCACCATTCGGGACTGCTGCCAGCGGGTCGCTCTGCTGCTTTTCGCGTAGTTGCTCCATTGATTCGGAGACGGCACGGGCCGCGCCTGTCAGGAAAGGAAGGAGCGGCGCCGCTAGGTCCTTTAGGTTTTGCCCCAAATTTGAACTGAGGCGCGCCCCTTGAGAGTTTAGATTGTCGGTGGCGTTGTCGTACTGGCCATCGACCGTACCCTTCGCCTGATCCATCTTGGCCATCAGCGCCTCGACGGCTTCCAGATCCTTGAAGATCGCAGCAAGTCCCTTGAAGCTTTCGTCGTTCCGGAACAGGTCACGCATCTTCCGCTGATCTCCCCCTACCGCCTTTCGATAAGCTTTGATCAACGACAGAACGGGATCCTGTCCCTCCTTCGCTGCGGCTTCCTGCACTGCGAAGGCATCGACGCCGTAATCTTCCTTCGCCCTGGCGGTAACCTCAGGCGCGACCATGTCCCTCAACATTGCTTCGAAAGAGGTTTTGGCCTGATCTGCAGACCCTGAAGATTTCATGATGGACTGTGCCATCGCCGCAGCCAGGTTAACCCCTCGGCCGCCGGTCGAGCCTTGAACTGCCATAGCGGCGAGCATGGACGGGAAGTTCCGGGCCATGTCGCCAACCTCGAACTGCCCCTCATTGCCGCCGACGATAATCGAGTCATAAACCGCTGACAGATCCTTGGGATCAATCTTCATGTTGTTGCGAAGCGCGGTCGCCATCTTGGCGGCGTCGCCTACGCCCGATTCGGAAGCCTTGGCAAACTTCAGTACGCCTTCGGTCATCGAGGCCGCATCACCATGGCCAAGACCACCGGCCAGGAGGGAGCCGAAAGCCTCCAAGGCTCCTGGCTTGCCCACACCGTACTTCGGCCCGATCGCGCCAAGCATCTGATCATAACGACGCTTTTCTTCATCGTTGAACCCGCCGACGTTCTGGATCTGGTCAAGCCGGTACTCATCATTCGCAGAAGCTCTGACGGCAGCACCACCTGCTACGGCGACCCCGGCCGGGATGGCGCCAGCAAGGTAGGCGCCGCCGGCACCGACCGCCAAGGGAAGGCCGAACTGGTCGAGAGCGCCCTCGGCAGTGGACATCATGCCGCCGCCCGGCCGCCAGTGGCCGTCTGCCACCAAGCGGCCGCCAGGCGTCGTCATCGTGGAATATCCCGGCCTCATCTGCCGGATCTTGTTTTGCGCCGCGTCGGCAGCCTGGCCAATTTCGGCAATCGCTGACTTGGCGCTGGCGGCATCCGACTTCAGACCAGCGAAAGCACCGTTGTCGATAGCGGCGACTGCTGTGCGCGCCTGGTCGGCCTCTGTCTTGATCCGTCCAACAGCAGTTGCGGCTTCCCTGGCCTCGCCGGCAACACCGTTAAAGCCCGTGCCAATCGCAGCAATCTTCTGTTTCGCATCATCAGCCGAGCGGCCGATCGCCCGAATGTCCTGGTTGAGCTCTTCCCCGCCACGAGACCGTCCGATTTGGTCTGCCGCACGCTTGATATCCTTCAGGTCGCGCTCGGCCTCATCCGCTCCGCGCTTCTGGTAATCAAGCCGCAGTTTCAGGGCGACGTTGATATCGGTCATCGGGCGCGTCCCCAGGTCTCGTTATAGACGGATTGGGCCTCAGGATACCAAAGCAGAGCCTCGTCCCAGACCATGCGCGAAAGCGCATCCAAAGGGGTCGAGAAGCTGTTCGATATTCGGGCCATCACGGAACGCCACCTCACCAGATCGATAATGACGCGGTTCAGCCCCTCGGGACCGGCCGCAACAACGGGGGCAAAAAATCGAAGCATACCCCCGTGACACGTTCGCCATCCGTCGCCTCAAGTCCGCGAAGCACGTCGGCCTCCAGGCCGGTCATGGTGGCGTAGATGTCGAAGAGATCAGGTGCCTTGGGGTCACGGCGATCGAGCATGTCACCCATCTGCCCAACAGTCAGGCGATTTACCGTCACCGCTTCGACAGCACCAAGCTCCGGATGTTGGAAGGGAAATTGGAGAGGGACCGACTCCTGCATGGGCTTGATGAACTTCAAAGCAGCGATCGGACGTTCGGTCGCAGGCTCCACCTTCTCCACCCGCTTCTCCGGCTCCGCTTGGACTTTCGCCTTCCCGCTGTTGTCGAGCTCCTCCCACATCTCGGCGGGCGGCAGCGGGATCTCCTCGACCTTCACGTCGGCAGGATTGTTCTTCGACTGAGGAGTGGAGACGAGAGCGGTCTGAGGGCGGTTCGAAGTCATTTTGAAGCCTCTTTGAAAAAAGGGCGGCTGGCCGCCTCACCGCTGCAGCCAGCCTTTTCGCATCGCGCCTGTCGGTGAGCGCGCTCAGGTATTCGGTCAGGCCGCGATGATGCGATTGTGCTCGGCCGTGTAGTTCACGCCGTCGATGATCAGCGTGTTGTTCTGAATGTCGAACTTGTGGATCGTCTTGCCGTTGAAGATGTCGTGGTAGAGTACGATCGACGACCAGCGAAGCCGCGTGGCGCCGGACGATTTCTGGCCCTTGACGCCGCCCTGGGCGTACTCGTTGAGCAGGCCCTTCAGGAAGACAACGCGGCCAGTGAGCTGCGGTTGACCGCCGCCTTCGACCTCGCCGGTCGAGTTGCTCGGGAAAACGTTCAGCAGGTTCTCGTAGTAGGTGACCGTGGTCCAGTCGCCGGGCTCGCGGCCGAAGCGGGACTTCAGATCCTCATGCACGCCGTTGACCGTCTGTTCGCAGGAGAGCGGCTGGATTTCGGCTGGCAGCTCCATCGCGAAATACCCGCCCCCCATGACGAAGGTCATCATTTCACGGGTGAGTGCCGGCAGCGTGGTTTCGTCGGCGCGCAGGCGCTGGTTGATCTCGCCGCAGTACCAGTTTCCGCCTCGGATGATGCGATCCATATTCGGTCTCCTTTAGGCCGTGACGCGGATGTTCGAGAGGCCGAGCTGCGAGAGTGCTGCGGCAATCGCCGCATTGAGCACGTCGAAGGCTTCCGGCATGGGTTCGTCGTAGAGCTGCAGATCGACCAAGTCTGGCGTCTCCGCCCAGCGCATCTTGACGCGCAGGCCGCCAGCTTCGAGAAGCGAGGCCGGGTTTAGCGACTTCGACCAGATCAGCTCGTAGTCGATGATGGCGCCGAGCGTCTTCAGATCCGAGAGGAACTGGTCAGCCGCCCGATAGATCAGGGAAACAGTGTGCGGCGTGATGTCTTCAGCCAGATACTGGCGCATCGGGCGCAGCATTGCCTTTTCAACGGCGCGCCGCGTCCGGATCTTCTTGATCGAGCGCCAACTGTTGGCGGTCGGGTCGGTCGCAGTCGTGAACGGTGCCCAGAGCAGGTTGCCCTCAATGATAGAGCCGACACCTGCCTGGGCGAGCTGATTGGCTTCGGAATTGATGTCGCCATCCGTGTAACCCACCGGGACCGAAGCCCCCAGGACGCCCTGCAGCGCCCTATTCCAGAAGGCCTTGTAGGGACCACCCGTCTCCTTGTCCCGGCGCACCATGGCTGCCGCGACATTGGCCGAAAGCGGCCGCGTGACATTGCCGGCACCCAGATTGACCACGCCGCCTGGATACATGCCAATGACGTTCAGCGCGGTCGCGAAGTCCTCTGCCCACTCGATCGCATCCTCAATCGACGTCGAGGGCGTGTCGGCGATAATCATGCAGTCGATGATGCGGTCGGCGACGGTACGGCCGGCGGCGACGATCGGGTTCGCCGCACCACCCAGCCGGTGCGCCATATAGCCTGGCGCAATGATGCAGCCCGGCTCGATCTTGATGTGACTTTTCGCCTCCAGGAGCGCCCAGATGCCTGTCTTCGACCCGGCACTGCCGACAATCGAGTTGATCTCCGCTTCGAGCTTCGCCTGCGGGTCGGTCAGCGTCGAGTGTTGCGTCCGGACAAAGGCGAGATCGGTGACGATGCCTTCCGAGAGGATCTGGTTGACCGTGTCGCGCGCGATGCCGGCGCCGAGCAGGCCAATCTGTTCGCTATTGTCGAGTGAAAGCGTGACCGGTTCGTCGATCGGAAAGGCCGCGTTGTCTGCCAGAGGCGCCGGCAGCGGCACGCCGATCACGGTCGAGTCCCGCGTGTCGATCTTGGCGACAGTGCTGCGGAGATTGGAAAACTGGCGTACGCCGACGAAATCCGTGGTGCCTGACATCGGTCATCCCTGCCATTGGATTGGAAGCTGGGACGAAGTTAGGCGCGGACAAAGAAAAGGGCTGGCTGACACCTGTCAGCCAGCCCTAAATGTTTCGTCTGGGTCTTCTGAGGATGACCCCTCCGCCTCAGAAAATCAAGGCCAGTAACTGTCATCGCTGTAGTCGACGGGGATCGTCTCCAAGTCCTTCAGCGCCCGCGCCGAGAAGATGTGCGTCTGCTCGTGCTGGGCGGCGGTCCGACCGAACTCAACGACAGTGTGTGCATCCATGGGGATAAGGGTGTTGTCCGCCGCGATCCAGGCGAACGGCTGCGCGTTGCTATTCCAGTTGAGATCGCCTTCTTCAGCGCCAGCGGTGATCGCCATGAATGCCAGCTGTGCCGCACCAGAGATGTTCGCTTTGGCACGATCGTCGAAATCGAACAGCACGCCATTGAAGTTGAATCCCGCATAGATGCGGCGATCACGCTCGGCGTTGATGTCCGATGACGTTGGGGACGGTACGACCTCGACCCAGGCTCCGCTGATCCAGTCGTAGTTTTCGCCGGGTTTGGGCGGCACGCGGCTGTAACCGGCAGGGTAGGTTTCCAGAATGTGATCAGGCACGTCGCCCGTCGTCTGCCAGTAGCCCGCCTCGGGATGATAGAAGCCCTGTTCCGTAGTCATGCGATTTGTCCTTCATACCAGCTAGTGAGGCCGACGGCTGTGACCTTGTAGTACCAACCCGGTGGCACCAAAAACTGAGCTGCGAAGTCCTGAGCATTGCTGCTTGTACGCACGGTGACGCCGGTCGTGGTGCCCATATCGACGATCAGGGAGTTGTTGCTGGCTGAAACCGAGACGAACCTAGGAGTGCTTCCTGTGTTTTGGTAAACCGTCCCGAAAGCTCGTGAACCGCTGACAGACGCGATGGTCAATCCGGGCGGGCCGGACAGCGCTCCAAGATCGACCGGGGAATTCGGAAATGTCACCGCACGGTTCGCCGTCAGGGCTGTCGTATCGAAGGTCAGATCTTTACCCGCGGCATTGCGGAACTTCAGGGATGCCGTCGAGAAGATGGCATTAGAAATTTCACGGGCAGCCGCAAATATCGACGAGATCAGACCCGCAAATGTCCCCTTCTTCTGCGCCGTTCCGCTGACGTAGGCAATCTCGTCGGTGTCCGCGAATGTATTGTCGGATGCTCCGGCGGACAGAAGAGCAGCGCGAGTGCCTATCGCGGTATCGACCTGGCTCTTGGTGTAGGTGTTGTCGCCGTCGGCCTTTGATACCAGCACCTCCGCGAGCCCGGTTATTTCAGAGATCAGGTGACCGTGCGTGCCGAGCGCGGCCAGTGCTGATGAGGGAACCCAGCCCTGAGCCGACTTGACCAGGACGTAGTTGATCGAGGCCCCGTCAGCACCCGAGACATCGGTCAGATCGTCGAGCTTGAATGTCTGGTTGGCCGGCATCTTGCCAGCCAGCGCAGACGCCAGACCAATCACATCGCCGATCGCATGCGTGTGGATGGTGGCGGCCTTGCTGTTTACCGAGACCAGCAACATGAACAGGACGGTATCGAGAAGGTCCAGAGTTTCCTGGAGCTTCAAAAACTCCTCGTCGACATCCCGCGACGGATCCGGCTTTTCGAGGTTGAAGTTTGCTGTCTGTGCCATGCTCTAACCTCACATAATCCCGACGCCGAGATCGCCGACGATGAGACGAGCCGCAGGCCCACCCGTGCCGGAGATCCTGAGGCGCGCCAATGTTGCCGTCTGGCCCGTCAGTTCGTATTTGCGCTCCGTCCAGAGCGGTTGAGCGAGTGCGACTGTCTCCACCAGAGGCAAATTGGTCCAGGCGCCACCGTCCTTCTGCAAGGCAAGCGTGAGCGCAGAGCCACCGGGCAGGTAGGCCTTGAGATAGGTCGCAATGCGCACGGCGGTGCCCAGGTCGAACGCACGCGTGACATAGGTGAATGCGGTCTGGATCCTTCCAGCGATCAGCTCGATCGGAGCGAACAGGATCGGCGACAGTTTTTCGGTACCGGTCAACACCGCCCGGAGCTGAACGGTTTCCGTAATGAATTCGGTCAGCTGCAAGACCTGGAACGGAGCAAGACGATAGATGGTGCCGTTGGTGCGCTGGACTTCGAAGACAACAGAACAGCCAGGCGATGGCAGCTCCACCGCCGCCCGAACCTGCAGGTCAGAGCAATTGACCAGCGCAAAGGAACCAAGATCGATGGTCTTGGTCGTTATCGGATAGCGGTTGGCGACCACACGAAACGCGAGGGCCTCGTCCTGGTGCGCTGTCCAGGTCTCTGCATTGACCGAGGAAAAGCGGGGGCCAGTCACGTAGGGATGCGAGGTCACAAAGCGCTGCAGCTCGGCATCAAACCCACCGAGTTTGGCAATCGAGATGGAGTGGTCGTTGTCATCAGTCTTGATGACGAACGCATGCTTTGTTTCCGGCCCCGTCGTTGCTGGGAGGTTGAAGCGTGCCGACTTCCAACCGACTACAGCGCCTGTCATCGGGACGAAGGCCTCGGCGACGACGTCTGCAGTCGGATAGCCGTTGTCGATCGTGACTTGATCGACAACGATGTTCTTCGACGTATTGCCGATTGCGCAGAGGCGGAAATCCACCCCAGCGATCTGCCGTAGTTCGGGAACAGCAAACATCTGCGCCTGCGGGTCGCGATTGCCGCGATTGCCTCCGCCGCTGCTGTCGCGACTTACGACCCGCGCTCGGGTCCATCTGTTGATTGTCGTGACCCGACGCATCACGTCGATCTCGACTGTCCCCTGGCCGGTGAACAGGGCGGTTGCTTCCGTCCCGCCGGCACCTTTTGCATAGACAGTTTTCGTGCCGGCCGTGATGTTCGCCGGGATCATGAATGAGCCGGAGATTTGTCCCGCGCCATTCGCAGTCTGAACACCTGCCGGTTTTACATTGACGTCATCGAAGGTGAGTTCCTGAAGAACCTCCCCAACGCCAAAACCGGATATCGTAAACGCCACGCTTATCTGTCGCAGAAACTCAGCCTGCTCAACCCGCCGATCGACCAGCCGATCCTCGGACGTCGTAGCCACAAGCGGCCCTCGGGCAGTGGTCGTGCCGCGATTGAACTCCTGCGTCTCAGCGGACAGCCACTGCGTTTGGCTCACGGTCCAGAAGTCGACCGCAGGTGTCAGGCTGAGGGCACCCGGAAGTGGGGTGAAGTTCGCATAGGGATTTATCTTTTCGCAGAGCGTCTTCAGCGGCTGTGAGATGATAACTTCCTCGACAGCATCGAGCATCACCGGCGCATTGAGAGACACGGTGTAGAAGGTTGGCGCAATGGCAAGCGTCAGCATTCCATCGGCGATCGCACCGGTTTGGGTCGTGCCGGCATCTCGATATGTGTCATCAATGAATGGATCGACGAAGGTCCCGCGCTTGGCGACCGGTTCGCGGAAATCGATAGCATTCTTCAGGCGGTCGAGCTGTATCAGGCGATCGAGATCGACAATCCGGTCGAGGTACGGCCAGAGCTGATCCCAGCTCAAAGATGGAGTGCCGTCGTTTGTAACGACCGGCGTGTCGACCCAGTTGTTCTCGATCTTCGCCAGATTGAGCGCATTGGTCGGCGCAAAGGGAGCACGAGGATTGCTGCGGGCCGAAATGCCTTTCACGTAGAGCGGCGAACCATCTTCAGCGAGGCAAAGACGGTCCACACGTGGCATCTTCTTGGTGTAGGCGGTGATGATGTCGCCGCCGGTGGCGCCGCCCGCGACGGTGATTGTGTAGTCGGTCGAACTGGTGGCACTGACAGAGGCCCGGTACCGATAGGTGACCGTATAGCTCGATCCAGCAGCCGGTTCGGGGCCAGCAAGTCCCCAATCCACGGAGTTGTTCACGCGCGTGTAAGCCGTCCCCTGGACATATGTCGTGCCGCCCTGGACCACCGAGACGATTTCGATCACGCTCGTATCAGGCAGCCCATCGGCACCGTTGGCGATTGCGCCGCGCGTGACACTCACGGTCTTTTCCTTGGTCAGAAGGATCGAGTTGATGACCCCGATCGGACCTTCGGCGACGGTATAGGTATGGGATGCACCGCCGGGATAAGTGGCGGTCTCTCCGGGTATCGCGAGTTCATCCCACTCCAGCGGTTCAAGGTGACGCAGCGAGACCAACCGCGTCCGCTTCAGCCCGTTGATGTTGGCCTCGCCCTCGGAAATCGTGAAGACCTGGCTGCCGGCATTTGCGCCAAGCGCCGTCACCTTGCAGCCCGATACGATGTAGTTGCCGTTCGGCTTGTCGTACTCCTGGATGGCCTGCAATGCCGGCGCCAGAATGTTAGGGCCAACCTGATCAAGAATGACACCGTCCTGCAGCGTGTAGACGGTAAAGAACTCACCGGCGCCGTTGTCACCCTCCCATCCCCAGGACGCGATCCCGACTTCGCGGGCAGCACCCGGTTCGCCTTCAGCGGCAGATCCCGGAACAAGGCCCAGCAACGTCACATCGTCTTCATGCGTGACGTAAGTCTTGACCAGGCGGATGCCGACCTCGATGCGGCCGGTCATTGGAACATCGGTCAGTGTTGCATCGGCGACGTCCCACACATCGCCAGATGCGTAGACCCGACCTGCAGTCAGGACGACCGTTTCGCTGCCCTGATCGACAATGGCCTCTCCGCGCTCGATGCGCTGCCCATCGCTGACAATCAGGCGACCGATCCGTTCGGTGCGGGCGCGCTGGATGGACTGCGCTTCGTTGAGTTCGGCGCCCTGGATGAAACTGCGCTCACCGTAGTGGACGACAGACTGCCAACTGCCACGCCCCTGGGCACGGTCGAAGGCATTGGGAAGGCCGCTTGGGTGTTCGAAAGCCATCAGAACCTCACGATGAACTTGACCCGATCGCGGACGGTCTTCCGCATCGGGATGGAAACTGTTTTTTCTGCGAAGGTTTGCCCGCCGGTCAGATCGTCGGGGCCGAGCCACAGTCGCCCTGCAGGCACGCCGGCCGCACGATTGGCATTGACGACAAGAGCGATCGACGACGCTGTGACATCGACGGCATCGCCGAAATCCGTCATCGCCTCGATGTAGATCCGCTGCCCACCGTCTTGCGGGGCATATGACTGACTGCCGATTGTGTACGAGCCGCCCACGGCTTGGGACACCGGGCGGCACGCGCGTGTGCGCCGGTATCCGATCACGTCGCCGCCCTCGTCTTTGAGGGCTAAAAAGACCTCCCGGTTTACGAACCAGGCTGCCATCAGTGATCGACGCAACGCATCTGGGTTCTCGGCCCATTTGAACGTTGCCGTGATCCATGGGTAAGTCATGGATGCCCACGGGATACCGCCCTCGGCCGGGATCTCGATCCAGTTTCCGAGGGCGATCCCTTCGGCCTCGGTCAGCAGATGATCGAATTCCGTGGTTCGGCCAAAAGACCAGGTGGTCCCACCAGCGGCGAGACGGATCCCACTTTCGTCTTCCAGGTGGCAACCATCAAGCACGGTGCCATCCCCCTCAGCGGGCGGGACATCGTATTTGTGAACCCCACGCCGGAAATCTGAGCGGTAAGGCAGGGACAGGCGAACGATACCCTCGATCTGTGAGAGCAAGGGAGCGTCATTCGCGGGCAGAGATCCGAAACGGATCTGCGAAGAGTTCCACCAGAACCGTCTGTGGTCAGCCGGCTCGACGGTCCCCTCCAGGCCAAGGAAGGCAAGGCCGCGTGTAACGGCTTCATAGAGGCCACGCTTTCCCATCCAGTCTCTGCCGCGACCATCGAGCAGGTCGTACACGTTGGCAACGAATGGCGTGAGCATGCCAAGTCCATCTTCAAAGATGACGAACGGCAGGACATCGGGTGCCGGGGAAATTCTCTTTCCGGTCCTGATCGCAGGCACGGCCGCCTGCAGTGTGGCCCAGCGCTCTTCACGAGACTGCTCGACCACGCGTTCGTAGATGCCGGCGCTGTCGGGCTGAAGGGAGATCAATAGGCCCTCCCTCTCAACGTGAGGGAAACGGTACCGATTGAGATGGCCTCTGTCGGCAGGGCCAACTCATCCGTCGCCGAGACCAGCTCCACTCTGTGGACGCCTGAGATCATAAGCTTGGAGAGAACCCAGGGTACGGTCAGGTCGCGGCCGAGCTTTTGCTCGCTCTCCCAGGCAGAGCGAAGGTTTGAGACGGCACGGGACACCGTCGCCTCGTCTGCATCCGGCAGGAGCCAGACTTCACCGACATAGTTGACCACGCGGCGCACCGCCTGCTGCACGACGATTGTGTCATTGACGAGCTGGGCACCAGGCGCGGTCAATGCGGCGCGAACAGCCGCGAGAAGATCTTCGCTGGCGACACCGTCAGTCTCGGTCGAGAAGATCGCGACATAGACAACCGGACTGCGGCCGATGCGATAAGGCTCCGCCCACTCGACCCGGAGATCCGCCGACATGGCGATGAACTGGTATCGCTCCTTCGGTCCGCCGGTCGACCGGCCCATGACGGCCAACAGAACGCGATTGAGAAGACGATCGTCGAGTTCGCCTGGCATACGCACCACGTCGTAGAAGGCGGCCAGATGATCGAGATTGCCGCCTCTTGCGAAGTAGAGGAGCGTCGCGCGGAAGACGTCGTTGATCTCGGCCCGGAGCAACATCTCGCGATAGCTCTCGGCCTCGTTCTCGATGGCAAAAGGATCGCTCTCCAGCATGTCGGCCGTGTATTCGGGCAGATCCGGGAAGAGGACGCGCTTTTCATTCCAGATCGTCAGGAAGCTCTGAAGCTGGCGATCGACGATGGCCTGATGATCCAGCTCCTGGATCACGGTCGGCTTCGGCAGGGTGGAAAGGTCGATCGTAGCCATCAGAAACCCAGCGCGGTTGGTGTGGTGGAGGTGAGACCGAGATCGACGGCCAGGTCAAAGTTCCCGAGCCGGCCTTCCGGGTAGTAGATGCCGCCATGGCGGATCCCGAGCTTGCCCGATTCCTGAAGCGTCACGAGCTGGAGCTGGGTGATCAGATACTCCGGCTCCCAGCGTGCGGCCGAAGCCACCATCTCGTTGTAGATGAGGAGCGCGATCGAGGGCGTCAGGTCTTCCGAGAGGGCCGAGCGGAGATCCGCGCCAAACGAGAGCCGCATCACGCGGGTGTCGAGCCGGGTCTGCCAGATCTTAGCAAGCGACTGCGCGAGATGCGCCGGGCCGGCCAGGATCTGGCCTGTCCGTGCATTGATGCCTGTCCGGTAGCGGATCTCGCCTGCCATGGTTTCAAAAGCCCTTCAAGAACGGTTCAAGCGTCGCTCGATGCCGGCGGCTCCACCGCCTCCGGACGGATGTGGAGCGCGAGCAGCTCGCCGCGCGCTTGGTCGTCGGTGAGCGTGATGCTATCGCCGGCCTTCACCCGCTTGCCCGCGACTCGAGGTGGCGCCTTCTCGGTGACGAGGTAGATCTTGGATGTCGTCTCCACGGGAGCGACGACGGCTGCTGTTTCGACTGCGCTGCTCTTTGCTCTGCTGGCCTTGGCCATTGCTCTCTCCTTCAGATCGGTGCGTTGGTGTTCTGGCTGCCGCGCTCGACGCCAGAGTGGACGTGGGTGTCGCCCACGTTCTTTTCGTTGTGACGGAAGCTGCCGTCGCGCGCCTGGAAGTCGCCTTTGATCTCGACCGGGCCTTCGAAGAGGAAGCCATCGGGCGCGACCAGGTGAAACTTGCCGGACTGGCGCTTCATCACGGTCTCGTCGCTGGCGGATGAAGGCGACGGATTGTCCTGGTCGAAAGCCGCCGGCAGCGCAATCGAACCGGCGCCGACCGTGCCGGAGGTCGAGATCATCAGCATCTGCTCGCCCTCGGCCGGCTCGCTGTGGATCGAGAGCGCACCGACGCCGGCTTCCTGCCAGCGGATCCACGGGCCGAGCACGTCCTCGCCTTTCGAGTTCTTGCCGAGCTTCAGCCGCAGCCGGCGCTTGTCGGCATCAACCGGGCCAACCTTGCCAGTCAGAACGACCATGGACATGCGGCGCTCGGCCGCTTCCAGGCGCGCAATCTGCCGGCGGAATTCAAGCGCAACCGGATCACGCATCTTCGGCCTCCTCGGCCGCCGGGATCCACGGCGCGATTTCGTTGATCATCCGGCCTTCGTCATAGTCGATCAGGCCGGTCTCTTCGTTGTAGCGTCCGACATGCTCGGGGAAGACGCTTGCGCCCTGGTCGGCCATGATCTGGGTCCAGGTGACCGTGTAGTAAGCCACGCCCTGCGACTGATCCTTGATCGTGAACAGCGGCTTCAGTTCGGCCGGCGGCGTGGTCTCAGGCGGCAGCACGCCAGTGCGCCCCCAGAAAGACGTCTCTAGGTCGGCAAGGATCTCCAGCACTCGGCCGCCGATCGCGAGACCAACAGCCTCTTTCTCAATACGGCGATTGCCGACCACCTTGGCTTCAGCGACAACATAGGCGACCCACTCGATCGCCAGCCAGAAATGACCCTCGGCCTGCTGGCCGGTCTTGATCTTGGAAAAGCCGATCCCGATTCCGGGTGCCTTGACGACGGTCTTGTTCACCAGCTCCGAGATATCGACCTTCCCAGGATGGGCTTCGACGGTCACGCCCGGGTTGAGCGTGCGCAGCGTCGAGACGATCGCCGCCTGCAGCGGGCCGAGCGCATCGGTGGCGAGGAGTTGATCCAGCTGCTTCGGCGCGATCATTGCATCACTCCGAAGTGGTCGGTCACGACGTCGATGATCTCCTCGATGTTGTCATCGGAGAGGCCGACGAAGGGGCGCGGCGGAATGGTCACCTTCTTCGCGTGGATCATCTGGCGATTGCCGCCCAGCGCGAAAACAAGCGCCTTGCCGTTCTTCGGCACGATCGTCATGCCGTCCTGGTGGACATGAGCGTATTCCCAGGTGGCACCCCACTCAGCCTGGTCAGCGGAGGCAGTCCAGACCAGCGAGGACAAGAGATGCTGGCCGGTCTCCATCAGGATCGAGGTGCCCTGCGTGTTCGGCTTCCAGGGCGTGCCATCGGGCGCGGTCTTTTCCTCCTCGATGCGGCGACGAGTCTGGCTTTCGCCGAGCGCGCCGATCGCCGTCATCAGCTCGGTCGGCTCGAACTCGAAGATCGGCCGGAGGCGGAGGAAAGCTTCGTCCAGATCGGTGACATCGATGATGATCGAAGCGCTCATATCCGGCCAAGCCTCTCGCGGGTAAAGACGCGCTCGGGAGCCTGCAGCACCACTTCATTCTGGCCGATCTCGCCGACGTCTGTGCCGCCATCGCCACCTGATGGAGGCATGGTCGTGGTCAGCGCACCCTTGCCGGCGGCGATTTGTTCGAGCCGCTTGATGGTCTGGTCGTAGCGTTCCTTGATGTTCTCGGTCGACCGCGAGAAGTCGAGCGCGATCCGATAAAAGGCGACGTCGATGCAGTAGAGCCGGAGAAGCGAAAGCGAGTCGGCATCGAGGCTGACAAGCTCCGCCGGTGAATAGCGGCCGGCGAGAATGCCACGGATCTCGATCGAGGCGTCGAGCAGTCCCTTCTCGATGCGGATGTCATCACGCAAGCCCGTCTGTTCGTCAGCGGCCACCAGCGTGAGCTGATCGCGGAACCGGGCTTCGATGTCTGCGATGGTGGCATAGGGCTGCATGATGTCCTCGTGAAGTGAATGCCGCTGTTGTGCTCGCGTCACGCGGGCCAGGGCTTAGGCGCCGGGTGCAGGACAAACCTGCATAGCGCTTCGCGGCGCTCCCGCTCGATGGTCAGTCGTCCTCAGCTGGGCGCTCTTCGAAGCGGCCGTCGATCTTTAGCAGCGGATCGGCGCGCAGAGCTTCGACCACTGCACCGGGATCATCACCCAGATCCGCCGCGCGAAGTTCAACCGGGACCGGACCGAAGCTGAAGCCGGCGCGACGGCGCGGGCCACCAGGCGCGGAGACGATCAGCACCTGGTCGGCAACGATCGCTTCGAACTCCTGCGGCTCCTTTGGCTCTGCCAGCAGGGCTCCGGTCGAGGGATCGACCAGCTTGCCTTTGATCTCGTCCGGCAGTGCTTCGGCTGCGTGAGCCGCTTTGATGTCTCCAATCACCGTATTCAGCCGCTCATCACGCTCAGCGTCGGAAAGCGCATTCCAGGCATCGACGGCAAGACCGGACAGCGTGTGAGCGACACCCACGACCGTGCCCAGCTGCAGTGCCTGGCCCTCGGCGATCTCGATGAGCGCCGGCAGCGTGTTCGAGCCGTTCAGTGTTTCTTCGGCGGTCGGCTTGGTGACTTTCTTCGGCTGGGGACGTTTCGACGACATGAGGTTCTCCTGATCCTTGTCCTTCGGGTTCTCGGGAAAGAGGCAAGGCCTGCCGCTTTCCGGAAAACCCGGTGGCCCGCAAAACGCTCGGGCCACCGGATCGCTCGCGCACCCCCCAAGGGTCCGTGGATTAGCCCAGCAACGGTGCGTGCATCAGCTGCACAAGGTTGCGATCGGTGTTGGTGGTTCCGTTCACCTGCTCGGACATCAGGATGTCGCGCGCCTTGAAGTGGTTGGTGTTGCCCACGATCAGGTGGGTCGGACGGATATTGAGCTTGCGGCCTTCGTCGTCGGTGAAGTTCGTCATCGCCGTATACGCCGCACGAAGGTTCGCGGAAGTCAGTTCAGCCTTGGAGCCGAAGGCCATCTGCCAGAAGCCGAAGCCTGCCGCGACGCGCGCGTCGACGCCGTATAGATACTGGTCCTGCATGAAGACGCGGTCCGAGGTGCGAGCATCTTCCTTGGTCGTAAACTCGTAGTCGCGGCGCTTCTGGAAAATGAAGGGCTTCAGGGGACGCGAGAGATCGGCAAGGATCCAGATCTCGCCGGCGCCGGCCTGCATGTTCGAAACCGATACTTCCTGACCCGGCTGACCTACCGGATGATCCGTGTCGAAGAAGTTCTGGCCGTCGTAGCAGAGCGTGGAGAAGCCACCGTTGATAAGCTCGAACACGATCTCGTCCGGATGCTGCGCGGCCGACTGGCCCATCATCTGGAAACGGGAATTGTAGAGAGAGAGCTTGTCGTCCTCGATGTCGTCACGCTCGACGGCGATCGTCATCTCGAACTTGCGGTTCGTGATGCTGTAGCCCTTGGCGGTCAGCTGCTTGATGCGGCGATCGCCGATCCACTCCCGCATCTTCGGCATGTCACCGAGCCAGGAGTAGATCTCCTCGCGGGTCGTCGAGGTGACGATCGTTGATACGGAGGCATACATGGAAGGAGCGGCTGCGAAGGCGCTCTGGTAGATCGTCTTGTAACCGCGAAGTGCTGCATCAAGCAGGGCGGCGGTGATAACTCTTGCCATTGGGTTTCGGTCCTTTCGGGCGTTAGTAGCCGACGCGGACGAAGACGCCGTCAGCCTCGACTTCGATGACTTTGCCCGCGACGGAGCGGGTGTTGGTGCCGGAAGTCTTGGCCACAGTCTGATCATCGACGATGTAGCAATCCTTCTGGATGTCGGCGGCGGTGACCGCATCCGCGCCCAGGTTCGCGAACTTGAATGTGCCGCGCTCGGTCGGAACCTTCTTCGCGCCATCGGCTCCAGAGTTCACAACGGTCTGTTGGGCGACGCCCACAGCGATGAGGCCGGTTGCAGTCCGGCCAGGCACTGCCAGACCGGTGTCCATGACGACGAGGCCGCCCTGGTGGATGGTGGTTGCGCCCTTTACAGGCGGGTTGGACTGGCGGCCCTCAATCTGGACGACGGGGCGGGCCTGGCTCAAAGCGGTCATCTTTGTCTCCAGCAGGGTTCAGAGGTTAAGCGGTGGCCGTCAGACCATTGGTCTTGCGGTAGTCTTCTTCAGAGATGCCGAGCATCTTGATGATGTCGCGGTCCTCGGCCGACAGCGTTGCGACCTTGTCGCCGGGCTGCTTGTCGTCGAGGCCGGAGGCGACGAGCGTTGCGGTCATGGTGCCGAACAGCGCCGTCACCTGGACGAGACCTTCAGGCGTTGCGCAAAGCGCGGCATACTGGTCGCGCTGCGCCGGCACGATCTTCTTCGCCGTCAGCGCGCCTTCCAGCAGCGCATCGACCTTGGCCTGGTGGTCGGCCTTGTTGCGAGCTTCGAGTTCCGCGCTCAGCGTCTGAACCTTGGTCAGCGCCTCCTGGTGAATGGCGGGATCGATGCGGGCCTTCAGGCTGGTAACAGCGGTCAGGCACGAGGCCTCGGACGCGTCCTCGGAAAGGCCGAGGGCGGCGGCAATGGCTTTCAGCATTTTGGGTTCCTCAGAGGTTGAAAGATCGGCTGATGCGACGGCCGCCATCGAAGCAGCCGGCGCAGCAACGAGCGCGGCCGAATGCAGCCAGTAGGCCTTGCCGTTCTCGTCGTGTTTCAGAGTGGGAGAAATGTAGCGGTGCGTGCGCGCCGAAAGGATTTCGAGACCGGCGGCCAGCCACTCGACCTTGCCGTAGAGACCATCGGCACGCGCTTCGAGCTTCGACACCCAGCCGACAGCCGGAGCCGCCTCACCGAACATCGCCTTCTTCACGGTCGCATGATCAACGTCGATCGGCAGATCAACGCCGTCGGCCTCGAAGCGTGCGGCCAGCAGCTCGGGATCCACGTCGAACACCCGACCGTCGCGGGCCGTGAACTTGCCGCGCGGCGTGATCTTGATCCATTCCGGGCCGGCCCGCTTGGCGGCGGCGGCCGGATCGGCAAGATAGGCGTCGAGGACGGTCAGCCCGGTCATGGCCTCGGCAAGGCCGGTGACATCGGGAGCGAGCGTCGATAGGGTGAGTGTCAGCGAGTTCTTGGGCATGGCGGCAAACTGCCACCGTTCTCTGCCGCCCTGAGGCTGACATGTGTCAGCCCGCCACGAGGAATGCCGCTGAGAGGACGTACGCCTCACATGCGCGCATCTAACCCCGAGGCAGAGGACGGATCAAGCCCCGATCGATTTTTGAAGCCGTTTTGAAGCCCGTGGGCGCGTTTTGTGGGTTAGCCACGGCTCACCGCCCGTCCAGGGGGCTTGGCGCGCGTCTGTGGCCGTCCTTGAAAGACTGCAAAAGCTTCGCTATCTTGATGATGCGCGGCGGTGAAATCGATTGGCCTCGATGCCCGCTGGAGGATGGCCGGTGAAAGCCCGGTAACGTCGCCCTCCCCGCCGCGCTCACATCTTCCCCTGTCTCAGTCTCTCGGCCTGGATCTCGCGGATCTGATGGAGCGATGTGGCGCGCAGGTAGCCATTGGCGGACACCGTGACGAACGACCGCCACCACGCCTTGCCCAACTGAAGCAGCACGGCACGCACCGTGGACTTGCCCCTGGGGTCAGCGAAGACTTCCCCCTCCGACAGGATCTGCGGCAGCAGCGCGAAATCCTCGACATCGAGCTTGTGCTTGACCAGGCGTTCGGCAATCGCCTCGCTGGTGATCGAGATCACCGGAGATGCAGCACCGAGTTCGGTGGCCAGCGCCGGACTGTGCCCGGCCGGAAGCCACACCTTCTCCGCCAGGCGCGGCGCAATCTGCAGATAGGGATCCGCCCAGAGGTCAGTCAGCACTCGCGTGGCGTCTTGCGGGTCTGCCACTGCGAGCTTCGTTTCCAAGTTCTGGATCAGCGTCGTCGCCCGCGCCAGGCCGGGGTTCGTTTGCCAGCCAGGATCAATGCCAGGCGGGACGATCGAGATCTCGCCGGTGCGCCGGTTGCGGTATTCGATGTCAGGCCCGAGATCCGGCGCCTGGTCGGTGTAGCGGATCTTGATATCGTTGCCGTCGAGATCCTGGCCGATGACGCGCTCGGTACCGAGAAGTCGATCGCGCTCGCGGGCCGAGATCATCCGGACCTGGCACTTGCACTGCCAGCCGTTCGGCGGCCAGTGCGAGCGCCAGAATGGATCGTCGATCGGCAGGATGAGGCCGACCCACTGAAGATGTTCGGCTCGGGGGTCGCTCGATGTGGTCCGGACGTAGAGAACATAGGGCAGCACCCGCTTTGAACGCTGCGCCCGTTCCCACTGGCCGGCAGCGCGCGCCGAGTTCATGTTCGCCCAGAACGTCGTCTTAAGCCGCCGATCGCTGGAGAAGTTCACCATCCGGGCGGGCTGGGCACCGGTTGGGTCGGAGACCATGCGTGGTCCCCACCAGCCGAGCTTTGTAAGTTCCTTCTCGATCAGCGGCTTCCAGTTCTCGAAACCTCGCGCCTCAGAGATCGCTGTCGATATCGTCGATCGGAAAGCGTTGAGCACGTCCAGCTCGACGGCCTTGGCGACCGTGAACTTGTAGGCATGCTCCTCTGCCCAGACATCGAGCCACGAGAAAGCCGGCGTTGAGGTCTTGCCGTCGAAGTAGCTGGTGACCTCGGCCGGAACCGCGAAGGCTGGTTTGCGCTCTGCCATCGTCAGTCCACGATATCGCCGACGCCGCGCGCAATTGCCGTCAGCCGGCCGAGCCGGTCAGCCAGTTTCGAAGCGTCCGGAAAGCGGGTTTGAAGCATGCTTGTCGCCTCTTCGAAGCTGCCGGCCTTTTCGATGATCTCGGCGATCGGCGCGATGATCGGATCGGCCATGGCCTCCCAATCGTCCATGGCCGTGGCAAACAGAGCCTCGACCTGGTCAAGCGCCTCCGGCTCGCCGGCCTCGGCCGCGAGCAGCGAGGTGCAGGCACCGCAGCGGCAGGCGCGTTTGTGATCCGAGACGATGGCCGAGAGCGCCGCGACCTTCGACTTCACATCCTCGGCCGGCTCTTCGGGCTTTGGCTTTACCTCGGGTGCGGGCTTCGGCTCTGGCGGGGTTTTGGCAACCTCGGGTGCCGGCGCCTGCGTCGCTGGGGCGACCAGCAGTTCATCCCCATCTGCGGGATCGGACAGCCCGAGCTTTTCGCGGATCTCGACCTGCTTTACCCGCAAGCCCAGTGGTATGAGCACGCCGAGGCTTTCAGCCAATGCCTTGACGTCTTCAGGATCTGGCACCGGCAGCTCGACGACCGGGTACTTGTCCTGCGGGCCAAAGTTCAGATCCACGAAAGGCTTGATCAGGTCGCGATTGATTGTCGATGCGAGCTGCTTACAATCGGCCCGGAGAATATCGAGGCGCACCTCGTTGTGGATCTTTGCCTGGCCCAGCGAAGAGCCGTCGTCGCTGGTCATGGTCTGGCCGACAACCAGCTTCGAAATCTGTTTGTCCACATAGTCGAGTAGGCCGGAGAAGACAGCAGCACCATTGGTGCCGTTGACCTCGTGGAACTCGATATCCATGCCCTGCGGAATGATGGCCGCCGCATCATTGGCGATCGAGGCCACCGCCTTCAGGAGCGTCCGCTTGTCGGCCGGGCTTGCGCTCGCATTGTATTTGCCGACGCGCAGCGGCATCCCGTAGACCTCGGAGAAGGCCGCCCAATCCTGCAGCGTAAACTGCTGGATCAGGTATCCCCAGGCCGCCGGCCGGGCCATGCCACGGCGCAAGGGTAGACCAAGCTTGGTGCGTGGCATGTGACGCAGGAACTTGGCCTCCGGCAGCGGCTCGCCCTCAAACGAGCCATCCACTGCCAATCGCAGTTGGCGAAGGGTCAGTCTGTCGAGCTGGAAAAAGCGGGGATCACGGTCGATGTATTCGACAGGCCGGAGCATCTTCCGCTCATAGTCCCACATCATTTCAGTAACGGCATAGCCCTTGGAGATGCCGTCCGAGAGATGGCCGGTCGCCATGACAAATCCCTCGTCATGGATCAGCTCGTTGACCGCATCGACGATCTTCTTGTCGATGCCTTCAGATTCCACCGTGAAGTCGATGCTCTCGATCGCCAGGCGCCGGGTCTGAAGCTGGGATGCATAGTGCAGATATCGCTCCTCCATCTCCTCGGCGAGCGTCAGATAGGACCGGGCATTCCCCTCGGCGGCATCACGAAGGATGGTACCGAGCCGCTCCGGTGTCAGCCCGGCCGCGACCCGCTCTTCATGAGTGCGCCGGACACCCGCGATCGTCGGAGTCGCGACTTCCTGAGACAGGGTGCGGATGACGATCGGATTGCCGTCCGGTCCGAGAATGGATGATTTGCGCTCTACCAATGCCGTCTCCCGAAGTCTGTGTCGTCATCGTCGTCAGCCGCGCCCGCCATGGTCTTCAGGTCGCCGATGGATAAATATTCGTACTGGAACCACTGCTGACGGCTGGCCCAATGGGCGAGCGCAAGCGCAATGGCAAAGTCACCGTGCCGCTTCTTCGAAACCTCACCGGTCCTGACGTCGGGGACCTTCGGCACGCCATTGACGACGCGGACCAAGCGCACGTCGGCCAGGTGCTCGTCATCCTTGGAAAGGACTATGGCATCGTCTTCAAAAGCAGTTTTCAGGGGCGGCATGTTGAAGCGGTACCAGTCGGTCGAAAACTTGACGGCGGCGATCAGGCCGCCGTCGTTGTCCTCGGTCCGGAAGCCGAAGATCCGCCCCATGTCTTCAGCAACCGTCCAGCCCATGCCGGTGGCGTCGAAGGCACCGCCAACCAGGCGCGGCGCACCTTCCAGGATCATGCGGATCAGGAACTTCTGTTCGTCCCCTGGCACGTTGCGCATTTCGAGCGTGAGGGCTTCCTCGCGCTTCAGCATCCGGTCGATCGACAGAAGCGTGGCGACCGACAAGTCGGCGACGCGGGCGAAGTCAAACCCGAGCGCGTGGCGACGTTCCCGATCGAGGCCGGCCAGCGCTTCCTTCAGTTGCCGGATGGTTTCGACCATCAGCATGCCGCGCTCGAGGCGGGACAGATGCAGGTAGTTTGGTGGCAGCTCGAGTCGAATGATCGGGTTCGACACGGTCATGCGAGCTTCGATCAGCGGCGCCGGCAACCAGGCGCCGGTTCCGGCCGTTGGGATGCAGAACAGTTCTTCGTCCGCACCGTCGCCGTAGAAATCGATGATCTCCTGCCGCCACTTTGCTTCGCCCTCGGGCGTCCACTCGATGCCGTTCACCAGGCATATGCGCTCGTAGAGACCTTCGGTCAGCGCCTGGTCGAAATCGATCCTCAGATGCTTGTAGGGTTTGCGGCCGGCCAGGATGTCCTGGATCTGCTTGTTGAACTCGTTCTCGGTCCCGTTGTGGGTCGAGCAGACCACGACCTGGCCGCCCCACATCAGGAAGGCGAGCGCCGCCTTCAGCAGCTCGGGCAGACTGTCGACGAAGGCCGCTTCGTCGATCATGACCACGCCTTGCTTGCCGCGCAGGGTGCGCGGTGCAGACGAGAGCGCAAGGATCTCGAAGCCTGAAGCGAAGCGAATGCGGAAGGCCTGGATCGATCGATCCCCGTCCTTGTCGCTGTCGTCGAACAGGAACTCGTCCACAGCCATGGCGGCATTGTTGAAAGCACGCGCCCACATGGCACAGGCGTCGATGAACTCGCGTGTCATCTCCTGGGAATAGGAGATGTACATCACATCCATGCCGCCGGCTGATTTCGCTCGGCCGGCGCGCAGCGCGGCATAAGATGCGAAGCCGAAGGTCAGGCCGATGCGTCGGCTCTTCTCAATGAAGAGCACGCGGCAGGCGGTGTCTTCCAACATGGTGAGCGTGCGCGCCTGGTAGGAAATGAGCGCCTTCGGCAGTCCCCCTTGGATGACGAGGCCCGGCAGAACCTCGGTGGCGGTTCGCCGGGCCTCAGCCCACTGTGCCTCGGTGATCGGAGCGCTCATGTTTTGACCCCGAGGATCTGGCTGAGGATGTCCTGGGTGACTTCAGCCGTGAGCCCCTTGGCCTTCTGAACTTTCTCGACTGCATCCTTCGCCTTCGCTGCAAACTCTGCCTCGATCTTCTTGCGTCGATCGCTGGACACGGTCTGCGCCTGCGTTGCCGATCGCAGGGCCTGGGCAAGAGCCATGGCACCCTTCGGATCGAGCCCGGCCTCGCCGCTGTTGGTGAGAAGTTCAAACACCAATGTCTTGATCGCCTCGGCGGCGATCAAGGTGAGGTTATCGCTGTCGGCCGCATCGAACTTCTCGGCAAGCGTCGAGGCAATCTCGCGGGTCTGGTTGAGACGCGCCGACAGGTGGGCGAGCTTCAGGCTGTAACGATTGAATGCCGAGAAGCTCGGTATCTTGATTTCGATTTCGCCGCGATATTCTCGATCGAGTGCCTGCAGCTTGCTCACGAACTCAGAATAGATATCGGTCTGGGTACGCTCGCGGTCCTGCAATGCGTCGGCCGCCCAGGCTACGATCGGCCCGCATTCTTCCGGCAACAGCTCGATATGGTTCAGCCGCCCGCGCCCCATGATCACGCCCCCGGCCGCGACGGGCGCTTGACGCCCTCAATGACGTAGTGGCGATCGATGTGACGGCGGCCGAGTTCTGTCAGAGTGGCGATCTTCACCGTGCCGGCGCTGACCACCGTGACCGCTGCCATCGTCTCCAGGTAATCGATCTGCTGGTGGATCCAGGCGCGCGGCTGATGGATTGCGAAGGTCGCCAGCACGGGCTCCAGCATTGACGAGTTGAGGCTCTCGTTGACCTGCTGGCCGAGCGCTTTGAGGATGATCAGCCGGGCTTCCTCCCGCATGATCTGTGCGAAGTCGGTGGCGAGGTCGCTCATTTGCGTGCTTGCTCCATCAAGGTCTCCTGCAGCCGTTCCCCGATCGCCTCGATCGGCTTCAACCGCTCTGCCATTACGTTCAGCTTGCCGTTGATCTCGCTCATCGCGAGTTCCATGCGATGTGTGGTTTCTCTGTCCGGCAGATGCTTGATCTCGCCCTCGATCGCTTGGATGCGCCGGTCGTATTCGACGAGCTTGCCCTCGGCCTTCACCAGCCGGTCGTCGGTTCGTTTCTCGATCGCCTTCAGCAGTTCACTGAGTGTCTTCTCGCCGGACGAGAAGTACCCCTTCAGGTGTCCTAGGAGGGCCAGCGAGGCCAGCGCGGTGTTAACGTAGAGCAGGTATTCGGCTGGGGTCATCGGAGATAGGCTTCCTTCTCCGCGCTCTCCTGGCACTCAAGGCAACGGGTAGCCGATGGGTAAACACGGCGCCGTTCGATTGAGATGGTGCAGCCGCAGTCCTGGCATTCTTCAGTGCCCGTCTGCTTCAATGCCTGGCGGGCGGCGGAAACTCTCGCCTGCCGCTCCTGCTCGACGCGCATCTCGCCGACTTCGCGATCAAAATCACTGTACATTCGGACCCCGCCAGGTCTTGACCGCCTCAACCGCCTGGCGGCCGATCTCCTTCACCGTGTGCCCGCCCATGTAGAGGCTGATGAACCAGCCGGTGAGCGTCATCAGGGTTGCGCTGTCGATCGGGTCGAACGCGATGCCGAAGGCCTTCAGAACAGGGAAAAGCAGGAAGGCGCAGACCCAGAGAAAGGCGAGCAGATACATCCAGCCCCAGCGCCAGGCGCTCTGCCAGAAACCCTCCTGCAGCTCGGCCTGAAGCAACTCGAACTGCCCCTTCAGACCCGCCTCATAAAGCGCGATGACCTCGGGCCCTGCCGCCTCGACGTCGCGAACCGCGTTCTCGATTAGCTTGGGATCCTGCATTGGCAGTTCCTCCGGCTGGACACCGATACGTTCCGCGACATGATCGACCACCGTCCCGGCCAGAGTGCCGGGCAATCCCCCGACATGCTTTTCGAGGATGGCCTTTACAATAGGAGCGCCCACTTTCGCGGCAGATGCCAGGACAAGGGAAACGATAGCGGACATGTCAGAAGCTCCGGAGGAAGGTTGCAACTCGGGGAGCAGAGCCGGTGATGCGCGCGGCGATGACGTCGCGGTACCGGTAGGCCTGCCAGGCGAGATAGAGGATGGCGACGGTTGCGATGCCGAGACCGACGATCGTGGCAATCTGATCGGGAGCGACGGCGGAAGGATCGACCGGCGCCGGCCCGTTCACCACCCCTGCCACCTGGTCGCCGCCCGCGACACCCGCACCGCCGGCCGTCGCAACGGATCCTTGAGCCGCCTTCGAACGGGCATCGAGTTCGCGCTGAAGAGTGGCGAGCGTGGCCATGCCGACCTTGCCATCAACCGTCAGATCATGCGCCTTCTGGAACATCTCGACGGCGGTACGGTCGATGGCGCCGGTCGGCGCGTCAGCACTGTAGCCGAGCTTCACCAGCGCCTTCTTGGCCTCCTCAATCTCGGCGGTTGTCAGAGAAATCACGATGGCCGCATAGGCGCCGGGCTTCGCCTGCTGCAGGCCGATAACCGAGCGCTCGATTTCGGCCGGGAACCGTCCTTCCAGTAGCAGGGTCGCCTCTTCGCCACGGCGGCGCGTCAGACCAGGCAGAACCTTGCCATTGCCCTTGTTCCACATCAGCAGGCGGCGGCGCGTGTCGACCGGATTGTTGGCGAGGAAGGATTTGACCCAAGAGGCAGAGTGGATCTTGCCAGTGTTGTAGTCGAAGCTCGCGCCCGCATCGAGCGCGTGCTGGCTGCAGCTATCACCCAGCGCCTTGAGAACGCGCGGCAGATAGTTCCGGGTCAATGCAAGGTCTACCAGGCGATCATTCTCGGCGTCGGTGATGACCATGCCGGGCTTGACGGTGACGACTCCGGACGCTGTCGTCAGCCCGGCGCCGATCGTCCAGATGCCGGACGGGCAGCGATAGGCCTTCTTCACCACGCCCTCATGAGCGTAGAGGAACTTGCGCCCTTTCGGGCTCACGGATCTTGTCATGATGGGCTCCAGAAACGCGAACGGCCGGATGGCCGGTGATCTGGAGCGACTATGCAATCAGTGGGAGATTTGCCGGGCTGACAGCTGTCAGCCGGGTCAGAAGAGACTGCCCTGGCCGTCGTCTTCCTTGGCTTTCATGCGCCAAATCGTGCGCTCATGCAAGCCTGCGATCCGCGCCGCCTCGCGCGCGCTCTTGCCCTGATCCAGCGCTTCCTGTGCGCGGCGACGGGCGGTGGTCAGGATCGCGGCCGGCCCGCGCGGGATGGTCTCGTTCTGGACGCCGCGGAGTTTTCCATCCGGATCGAGGGTGGCAAGGCCCTGGCAGATCTTGTCGGCTGTCTCGAAGCCGAGCAGCTCTGTCAGCCAGTGGTCCTCAGTTGCCCGTGGCGGGATGGAAACGCGTGTGCCGCCATGGCTGCGCGCCACCTCGAAGGCGGCGTCGACACCGGCAATGTCGGCTATATCGGCGAGAATGCCCGGAAGACTGCTCATCTCCTCCCCGCAATCCCGAGCCGAAGCTCGATCTCGATCTGTCGGGCGGTGAGCTTGCAGAGCTTCTCTTCCCGGTGGATGCGGGCGCGGACATCAACACCGCCACGCGCCAGCTTGCGCTGCAGCTCCACGCGCTCGCGCCGGATCGTGTCCAGCTCGGATCGTTCGAAGAGCGGCAGCGAGGTTCCCATCAGGGTCGGGCCTCCCAGCGGATGATGACGCCCTGGAAAATCGAACCGGGATTTTCGGCAGCCCAGAAGCGGCCCATGGTTTCGCGGGCGGTGGCGCCGATCAGCTTTGTCGGTGCAAGCCCCTGAAGCCGAGCCGGGTCGAAACCATCGGAGACAGCGAACGCCTCGATGTCATCGCGGTGCATCGGCATGCCGTCCACCTCGATATAGGCGATGCCGGCCTCGATCAGGTCCGACGACATGATGACGATCGGCAGCACGGCGATGCAGACCGGATCCGGGATGATCTTGCGGCAATGGCGGGTGCGAAGGCCCGTGAAAAGCTGTACCGGCTCACCGACATGGGCGTGGCGGCGACGGTGCCCCCGGATGGTGTGGCCCTTGCTGCCGTCCTCGATCTGCGGCGCGAAGTATTTTTTGAAGCCGTAGGCGACCATCAAAGCCTCCCGTTGATTGGAACGGAGACGTGCGCGATATTTGCTCGAATTGCGGTAGCGCCAGCGAAGGCGACAGAACTTTGGTGGGGGGCGATTTGATACTTGAACAGTGGATCGCGATGGCGTCCGCTTTGGTTGCGCTCTTTTCCGCAGTATTTGCTTGGCATGCGGCCACACAAGCGAAGCGCCAGGCGGATGCGGTTCTTGGCGAAGCTCAACCTAGTTTCTCGGTCTACCAGCGGACATACGAGGAGGTCGGGCTCGCTCTGATCGTGATCGAAGTTGTGAACCACAACCGGCGTCCGATTTTGCTTCACCAGTTCCTGCTTGAGTACGATCGAGATGTCGTCTTGATCTACCCCGACAAAGAAGACGAGCACAGCATCATGGCGGGCATGATTGCGGCGGCACGCGGATCTGGCCACGAATTCTACGTACCCCTGAGGCTGCGAGGATGCGGCCTGAACATGGAACCGGCGGTTTTGGAGCTTGTCTACTACTGCAGTTGGGACAGCTCTGGACCGGCTCCCCAGCCCGTAAGATTTGGCTTTCGAGCAGAGTTCAGTGTTGAAGGCGTGCGCGGGCGCCGGCAAGGCTATGGGACCACAAACGTTCGACCTCCCCCGATCGTATGAGTGCCGCACTCCCGCTGATCTGGTTCTGGCAGCCATTAGGCACCGCCTCTCGCCGCGCGGACTCGCTCGCCGAGCGCATTCATAACCCGCTGCCAGTCGCTATCCACGAGGTGGCTCAGCACCTGCGCATCCGCCCGGCCGGAAAGCCGGATGGCCTCCTGGTCGAAGCCCTTGCGAGTGACGAGGCCGGTACCGGGATGGAGGATGCGCCACTGCGCCCAGGCGATCTTCGCGCCATCACGCTGCAGCCAGTCGTATCCGTTCGTGTTGCCGAAGCTCACGCCGGCATCGCGCTTCAGCCAGCCCTTGAGCGCCTCGATCGCGGCCCTGCTGTCGTCGGGGTAGTGCAGGAACCGGGTGTGATCGAGACCGGTCTGGCGCTTCACGAAGGCCAGCAGCGCCGAGTCTCGGCGGTCGTTCACGACGCCAAGATTGTAGCCGGCGATCCAGAGCGCCTGGAGCTTCTTGGCATACTTGCCCGTCAGCCCCTTCACCCTGTCCTTGCCTTCGGCAGGCTTGAAGCCATCGTTGCGGAGAACGGTCAGGACGCGCTGGCGCTCCGACTCGGTCATGTCCTTCACCGACGATTTGCCGGTGATGTTGTTGAGCTTGGCTCGATAAGTGTCTTCGTCCAGGCCGAGTTGCTTTTTGGCAACGTGGATGGCGGCGATCGAGGAGGTCATCGCGTTGCTCCGACTCGATAAAGCTGTTCAAGTCGGCCTACAGCAGAAATCGCGGAACTGCATAAAGAGGAGCAGAGATGGCCAGCATCCGAAAACAATTTGTGCGGAGGGCAGCGACTACCGGCCTGATGATCGTCTTGTTTAGCCTGTTGACCATCATATTGTTCGTCTTCTTCCGGCGTCCTGAAACAACGGCCTTGCTCTGCGAAGGATATCCGGCCGACAAAAGCTGTGTCCGACGCTTCATATATGACTTCCAAGGCCTGATCAGCGGAATGCTCGCCGTGGCAGCCGCCTGGTGGACAATCAGCACAATGCACAACGTGCATAAGGAGCAGATCTTCGTAGCGACAAAGGCGAATGTCGTGAGAGTGAAGAGGTTCGTTGGTGTGATAGTTCCGGCGCTCGGGAGATATCGACAGACCATTTACAAGTTCGAACAGAGGGTCCCGCAAGGTGCGTTTGAGCCCAAGTGGGACCATGAAACTCGCAAGACTTTGCTCTACGCCATCTTCGCAATAAACAAGGTACAAGTGACCCTCAGCGATCCAGTCCTTGAAGAATGCGTCCCCCTCTTCGATGTCGACACAACCAATGCGCTTCGAGAACTGCGCACATGGGTGACCGGATTGCTCGAACGCTTTACCGGGATAGCCGATCCGTTCGTTATCGCGTCCGATCTCGACGATTCCATCCGACCAACGTGGTACACAGACTACATGTACGTCTTTCTCGCTGACCTCCGTGGGAGCATCGATACCTTCATCGATGCGGCAAACAGATGGTCCGAGACAGAACTTAGTATGAAGTGAGGGGTTCATCCGAGCCTCCTGTCGATCTGGCTGGCGAGCGTGTCGAGATTGAACTCGGCCAGCACCACAACCCCGCGCTTCGTGGTCTCGACCAGTCGCGCATACGCCTGGCCGTCATGCTCGACGATCTCGTGACCGTCGCGCTTGTATTCGTCGATGACGATGGCGCGGATGCGCTCCCGACGGGTGAGTTCGGACACCTCCCCCTCCTCACGTCTTGGCGAGATCGATCGTGACGGCCATCCAGCTGTCGGTGATCGAGTTGCGCTTGTAGAAGCGGATGTATTCCTTCGAGCCGGTAATCCGCATGGCATCCCGGATCGCATCCATGGCGCGCTGCCAGCGTTCGTCCTCGATCGCATGGCGTAGGAGCTTGAAGATCTCCGAGCGATTGATCTTGCCCTCCTGGTCGGTGTTGAAGGCGCGCGTCACGATCGCCTGGATCTCTGGCCGGCTCTCAGCCGACCATTCATTGAGGCACTCGTCGATCAGGCTCTTGGCAACCTGAAGCTCGGACCCGAAGTCGATGAGGTTTTGCACCTGAACCTGAACCTTCATCAGTCCGTCGTAGGACTGATAGGTCCGGTTGCCCTTCTTGCCACCGATCTTCACGCCGTACTGTTCGGCGATCAGCGCATCGAGCGCGCCGAGGTCGGTCTGCGTGTGGCCACGGAACCGGGCGATCTGTGCCGAGAGATCCTCGGCATAGGCCATGATCTTGCGGACGGCCTGGTCTTCGAGCTTGTGCTGAGGCTTCACGACATCGGCGGGAACATAGCCACCGGTGGCGTCGATCCAGAACTCGCGACCGTTCATGACGATCACGCAGGTTTCTGGCTTTTCTTCAATGATGACGGCTTCCATGATCAGGACACCTTGTGCTTGAGGTAGGACGTGCGCAGCCGCAGGAGTGCATCGTGCAGGCGCTGGCGGGCTTCCTTCTCGCCAGCAGTACCGCTGGCGAGCTGTTGGTGATCGAAGGCGGCGACGACCTGTTCGACGCGCTGCATGACGAAGACGGTGCGGCTCTTCTTGGTGCCGCTCTTCGGGTTGGTGCTGGCCGCGACCAGAGTGCTGGAAACGCCGGCCCCGACCTGATTGACAATGCGATCAAGCGGGATACGGATCTCGGCCAGGACGAGAATGTGATCGTCGGTCATGCCGCGTCACCTCCTTCAGGGCTGTGCTGAATTGTCCGGAGACGCGTCGGCAGTCGGACAACATTGCCACCGATCTGACCATCGACCCGATCGGCAAACCGCTGGTCGCGGGTTGCCTGTCGTCCGGCATCCATCCGAGCAAGCTCGATCTGGATCCCGGCCTCTTCCTCGGCATCGCGAGCAAGCTCCTGGATGGTCCGCAGATTGCGGATAAGCGTGTTGACCGCCTGCGGCGCCATCTGGATACCGGTGTCTTCATAGGAGCGGAACGTCATGATGATGACGCCGACCAGATCGGAAACGAGAGGTGCGCTGCTCATGAGCGGCCCCCCTTCCCGAAATCGGGGCGAACGATGTTGCCATCTCCGTTGGCAAGAGCGTCCACCCCGGCAGCGAGCTGGCCGACAAAACGCGAGCCCTGGCGGCTGGCTTCAAGGAGCCGATGCGCCTGCAGTTCCATCTCCTGCGACCATGCGAGACCGGAGAGCAGCTTGATCCGCTCAGAGACTTCCGGCAGATCCTCCTGGATATCCATCGAGATCATCAGCAATTCGTGGGAGAGCTGGGTCATGCCATGTCCTCCACGTCGCGGTTGCTCCAGGCTTCCCGGATATGGGCGAGCGTGACCTGATCATGGCCATTCCCGAGCGCCAGCATGCTGGCAAGCTTCATGGTCTTGTCGATCTGGCCGAGTGCCCCGCCCTTCATTCCGACGCCGATCAGAAATCTGACGGCTTCTGGTTCGGTCACGCCCCAAGCCTCAATGAAGGCGGCGATATCGGCAGCGTATGGCTTGTTGCGCTTCAAACGCTTGCCGATGCGGCGCTTCAGCTGGGCATAGCTCGGCCCATCCGACTTCTTGGTGAACCGGGTGTAGATCTCTTCATTGCCGACGAGAGCCACGCCGCAGCGATGCTTGTCGACGAAGTGGCGCAGCTGGTTGACCGCGTCATCAACAAGGTTCTGGGCCTCGTCCACGATCAGCAGGGTGTTGCTTCCGCTCGACTGCAGGCGCTGCCCGATCGCGGCGGTAAAGCGGGCAGGATTGTGTTGCTGGATCCCGAGCGCATCGACTAGGGCAATCAGCATGCCGTGCACCGTCTTGGTGTGGGGGCTTATGGTGACCAGATGAGTGTGCGGCACCGTACGCTCGTAATGCATGCAGGCCTCCGTCTTGCCGAGGCCGGAAGCAGCGGTGATAACGACCAGGTCGGGGCACAGCTGTGCCCAGCGCAGGGTCTGAATGATCTCCTCTGATGTCTTCAGGCGCAGGAAGGCCGGAGAGGCCGGAATGGTGGCTGCCAGCTCCGCCTGGTCTTCGAGTGCATCGAGCCATTTGCTGATGATCTCGTTCTGTCGGTCGAGGCGCCCGGTGTAAGTGCCCGAATACCATTGGGAGAAGGTGCCGCTGGCCATGCTGGAGCGCCGGGCGACTTCGGCCTTGTTCCAGCCGCGACGAATCGCGACCTCGCGGACACGTTCGATGAGGTTCGACCAGGCGTCGATGTCTTCCTGGACGCGTCCTGGGATGAGCGGCGGGCCGGCTACCGGCCGTTCCCATCCCGAGCTTGTGCTTTGCATGTCGTTCATGTATTTGGTTCCTCAGCTATGCTGGCCTTGTGGCCGATGGGGCGGGATCACTTCCCGCCCTTCTTTTTGGAACCGTACGCAGTACTTACCGGCTCATTCCCTCGCGGGAATTCAAGGATGTCCGCGCCGCCAAGAAGCGACATGGCGCGGCCAAAACTGTTTTCGAAACGCTCCTCCGACACCGCCTCGACCTTCGCAGCTGCAGAGCCTGTGAAGATCCGTGAGACCTTGGGTCGGATGGCCATGGGCGTGGCCGGCGCTTCCGGCTTGCCCTTGGCGTAGATGTCGGCGAGCTGCTGGGCCGTAAGGGTCGCGTGGGCGTCCTTCTGGGCCTTCACCGCCTTCTGGTAACCGGAGCGCGCCTTCTCGTGCAGGCGAGCCGCCTCGGCATCGTGGAAGCCGGTGTCGGCAATGCAGGGTGCCGAGCAGATCAGCTGGTTGTTGAGGTCATAGACCCTGAGATCACGCGTCAGGTGCTCCGGATCGAACCGGATGATGACCGACTTCCCCGCATAGGCAGTCAGTTCTTTGGACCAATAGCGGTTGCCATAAATGTGGATTTCACCATTGCCCTTGCGCGCCTTGATCCCTTCGGAGGCCAGAAGCCAGAGCGAACGTTGTGCAGCGGTCGGTTGGCGCACGATCGTGTCGGGCGCTTCCATCGACTGGCTGAAGGTTTCGTCGAAGCTGCGACCGTCACAGTTTCCGCCCTTCCGGCCGGGCCGTGCATTGTGCTCGGCCATGAGGCTGTCGACATGCCGACGGAAATCTTCGAGCGGAATAGCACGGCTCGCATAGTTCTCGGGCTTGGCATCCGGTTTGTTGCCGGTATAGGCGCCGGCACAAAACGGATGGCGGGCGACGTCGTCGGTCAAATCCTTGAAGGCGCGCTCGATCGGCTTCGACTGGCCGGAGTATGGCTTGGTGAACTGCAGCTCGACACCGAGCGTGGTCAGCAGGCCCTGCGGATCCTCGTCGCGAACCTTGAACCGATAGCGCTTTGCAGCACCGCCCGTGATCCACTTCGAAGCAAAGGCCCGGCCGTTGTCGAGGGTGATCCGCTCGGGAATGCCATAACGCTCGATCATGTCACCGATGACAAGGCGGGTGGTTTCCTTGTTCTCGCTGTCGGAAAGACGCCAGGCGACGAACTTGCCGGAATAGAGATCTTGGAGCGCGATCAGATAGAGGCGCGTCACCGTCCCATCCGGCATCTTCACGAAGACGTCGAACTTGTGGCCGTCCATATTGACGGCCTCCATGGCATGCAGATGGTCGCGGGTACGGCGCTGCGCCGGGAAGAGTGTCTTCGCCTTGTCTTTGCCGGAGCGGGCAAGCACCTGGACAGCGTCAGGCACCTCGGCATCAAGGCGGCGGCGAAGGGCGCGTTCCGATGGCAGCGGCGCCCAGCCATGCTGCTCGGCCGCCGCCTTCACCCGCCGATAGCAGGCCGAGAAGCTCGGCTTCTCCGGGCGCAGGAAATCAGACTTGATGCAGTTCCATATTTGCGGGTGGCAATCAGCCCACTCCCTCTCGCTGCCATAGGAGGGGGCAAGCGCGGCCAGCCAGTCGGTGCGAGGATGCAGAACGGCGGTCTCTTGCCAATAGTAGACGGTCCGGACCGAGACCCCTTCCCGCTGAGCGATGATCGCGGCGGCAACCTGCGTCGACATGCCTTCGACACACATCCGCATGAAGTCCTTGATGGCCCTCAAACGGGTCTCAGCAATGGCTTTGTGCTTGGCTGGGAGAGCCTCGAAACGAGCCCATAGTTTCTCGCGAACCTCGGCAACAACGTCCGTGTCGTCATTGGCCGGTGCGCCATGGATCGCCGCAATCTTCACCTGCGCCGTGCCAGGCAGAAGGCTGATGTGGTACTCGAACCCGCCGCCGCGTCGGTCGAGCTTGCGGACTTTGCCCGCTTGGTGACGCCACCCCTGGCGTGCCGCAAACTCACTCAGAGCCGATTTTCCCCTCGGCATCTCCGGCAGTGCCGAAGCCGCGATCTCGGCGAGGGTGAACCATTCTTTCTTCACGCTGCGCCTCCCCGTTGACGCTCGATAAAGCTGCGGATCGCAGCCTCGTTCTGTTCCAGCCACCGAAGGGTGGCGACTGCGGCCCTCAGATGTTCCTGGACGAAAGCGCGCTTCTGGTTGCTGCTCGCCACGATCGGGAACTCGCCCTCGGCGACACTGCGCACAGCTGCGATCTGGCTTCTGAGGGAGACCTTCGACATCAGCGGGCGCGCTCCCTAACCCGGACCGGTACCGACTTGAGGGCCTTCAGCTTTGCGCGGATGTTCTCCTGCTCCTGCTGCCAGTAGGCGATCTCCGCCAGCTTGGTTTCCTCACCGTCGAGCACGGTCAGCCCGTCGTCGCAGACCAGTTCATCCCAGAGCCAGACGGCGCCGGTTGCGTGAACGAACGCTTTGAAGCGCACGAGGCTGATGTCATGGCTGATCTTGCTCTCGGCCGTGTAGGAATCGACCGCAGATTTGGTGATCTTCTGGTTGAGATACCTGGCCATCCGGGTCGCGATTTCGTTGCGGTCATACGGGCACTCGCGAACCGCCTTCGCCATTGCCCGCTTGATCCGGGAACGAAACCGATCGAGGTCGATCGTGGTCACCCTTGTGCGGATCGGAAAGGTGGATTGCATGAAGAAGTCGAGCTGGTCTGGATTGCGGCTCATTGGGGTCACTCCGCAGCCTGGGTGGTCTCGTTTGCGAGACCGATGTGGGAAAGGAAGCTTGCCTTCACGCCCGCATTCGAGCGGGACCAGAGATCGACCAGCTTTTCGAAGAGGATTTGGTCGGGGCTTTTATCGACCGGCCGCTTGTCGCTGATCAGCGTCAGCGCCTGCTTGATGTCGCCGACATCGCGATAGGCAATGGCTGCGCGGCGCTGCATGGCCGGCTCCATCTTCGCGAGCTTTTCCAGCATAGTGGTTTGATCGGCGACCTGCGTATGCCGGAGCGCTGAGCGCAGCTCTGGATGCAGTCGGTGGGCGATGGTGTTGAGGCGCTTCGCGCTGCGCTCCGAGATCCCAAGGCGATCGGCAACGTGTTCCGCAAACCCTCCCGCGATCAAAGGGCCACCATGGCCCTTTGATTTCTGATCGCCGCCGCGCTTGATCTCGCCGTGTTCCTGTTCCCAGAGTTCGCGGTACTGCTGGACAAAGATGGCCCGATCGATCACCGATAAGTCGTTGCGGAACAGGTTCTCGGCGATCTCAAGAAGTTGCGCCTGGCTGCTATCAGCCTTAACCACAAAAGCGTCGAGTTCGGCCATGTCTTCCAAACGGGCACCAACGAGGCGGTGCCCACCGAAAACCAACGTGTACTTGCCGCCCTTCTGAGCAGGGGTAGAGCGGACTGAAATCGGCTGAAGCTGACCGACTGCAGCCATGGATCGTCCGATCGCCCGGGCGTGATCTTCATCGATCTCACGCAGCCGGTCCCCAATGTAGATGTCGGATGTCAAAACGCGCTTCAGCTCGGCCATCAGGCTGCCTCTTCAATTCGGTGGATCAAAAGGATGTGCGCCCGCTCGGCCATAGCGCCGTAGCTGGAGGCGAAAGGGCGATCGACGAGGCGTTCGTCGATCGTACGCAAGGCGCGGTTCACGGCCTCGCGGGAGCGCTGCTGCATCTCGACGACGCGGCGCTTCGGCAGATTGAACTGGCGCACCATCAGATGCAGCGCGATCTGCCGAGCAAGCGCGGCATCGAACCACTGGTGAGGTGGCGCGATGACGTCGCGAAGCGAGAGATGCGGGAAATGTTCGGAGACCGCAGCGAAGCAGGCTGCCTCGATATGTCCGAGATCGAGATCAAAGGCGTTCACAGCAGCACCCCCGCGCCAGCGAGCGCAGCACCAAAAAGAGCGAGCGCCACAACCGTCGCGATCAAGACATCGGGGACCACGTCCCGAGCCGGAAAAACCGGGGCTAGCGGATTCCGTGTGTCGATTTTGGAAGGCCGTTTCGTCATTGTGGGACTCGATCAAATGAGGTTTAGTTCTTGGCAACACGGACGGCTGGGAACGACGGCCGGGAGGAGTGGTTGAGCCCGCCTTCTGCCGCATCTTGCGGACGTCAAAGGCCAGAGCGCTCCCGCCGTCCGTGCCATCAGGCAGCAGCCTTCTCGATTGCCGCCTGATACTCGGGGGAGAGTATCCTCCCCTTCTTGATCGGATACCGGTCCGGGAAGAGTTCCTTCGCCGGCACCTGGAGGAATTCGGCGATGGCCGCTTCCGCCTTGCGGTTGGGACGCGACCAGACGGCGCGAAAGTTGTTCGGATTGATATCCTTCAACTGCGCCAGGCCGGTCAGTGTCATGCCTCGGCGGTGGAGTTCCGCCTTGATCGAATGCTGATCCCAGGTCCGCTTGGGGTCGGTCATATTGTTCCTCGGCTTTCAGCGGCTTCGGCCGCTTTTTGTCGCTGGTTAAGACGCGAGTGCGTATCGCTGGGTTTGGTCGCCGATGCGTTACGCTGAGATTGAAAGTAGCCAGATTTGGTGACCTGTCAAGCGGGCAATCACCACTTTTGGCCACCACGTGAGGTCGTATGTCTGGAATTGAAGAGCGGATCAGGGAAGCAAGTGAGCTGGTCGGCGGTCTGAAGGCTTTGGCAAAGGCCACGGACATCCCTCGACGCACGATCGGGAACTGGCTGATTGGCACCCGTCCAAAGCCAGAGGGCTTGCAGAAGATTGCCGAGGTCACGGGCGTGAACCTGAATTGGCTTATCACCGGAGATGGCCCAAAAATCGCGAAACCAGAGATGGTGGGCGTGCAAGATCTATTAGCTAGCCAGGGCCTTCGGGAAGAGAAACTAAGGCTGATCAGTTCGCCAGAAGTGGCACATCTGCCGCTTTTCGATATCCGGGCATCGGCTGGCCCCGGCGGTTTCGCATTCTCGGGCGACCCTCAAAGCGAACTAACACTCGGGCTGGATTTGCTCGACAGCCTCGGCCTTAGACCGAACGGCCTCGCGATGCTTTGGGCACGTGGTGACAGTATGTTCCCGACGATCCCTGACGGCTCTCTCCTGCTCGTCGATGTGAATGATACGAACCCACGCAGTGGTCAGATTTACGTCGCCCAGCTCGACGATGATCTCTTCGTCAAGCGACTGCAGAACGACCCGTCAGGCGTCACGCTGATCTCGGATGCTGACGGCCCTCAATACCCACCGATCAGGATCTCGCGCAACCACCTGAAGCGCCTCCATGTTCATGGTCGCGTTGTCTATGTGATGCGAGCGGTTTAAGAGAGAGACAATTGCAACCGAGGTTTTGACGATGGAAAGTGACCAGCTCTGGTTCTGGTATGTCTACTCAATGGCGACGTTCGGACTGTTCGGCGCAGCGCTTGCGCGTCGCTGGAATCGCAACCCTATCGCCTGGGGACTATCGTCGGCACTGCTGACATTACCCGCCATCGCAGCTCTGTTCGCCCTCGGCAAAGGTAGGTCTCTCGCCGGTCGAGCATGCCCGAATGCCTGGCGATACTGGGAAGCACTCAAACTCGTCGACCCCGACGCGGCAAAGGCAGGCGAGGACGCAAAGTCGCTCGACAAGGAGGACGCGCTCGCCGAACTCATGTTCGAACTCCGGGACCCTCAGCGCCTCGCTTCAGCACTCGCAGCAATCAGCAACGGTGCCCGTTCGGCCAAGCTAGGCTGGAGCAGCGCCCACGGCTAAGGCCAGTCAAGTGCCGGAAACTTAAAAAGCCCCGTCAAAGGGGCTTTTTTCTTTTCGTAACAATGGCTTGATTGAACTTTCCGCCCGACCGGAAACTTAAAATTGGAATTGGGCCGGTGACCAGCAGCAAAAAGCGCCCGCCACCCGAGGTCTCGAACCCTTCGAAAGGCCGGTTTTGCGGGTTTTTGAAGCCCTCTTGAAATCGGCGCTCCATTTTTTGAAACCGCCGGGGCGGAGAGCGCTGATCTTCCCGCTCACGCCATTTTTGCCGCGACAACTGCAAAACCCCGCGTCAAATTGATCGGCTGTTTTCGCCCCGCCTGATCGCGCTGATCGCCTTGTTTCCTCGGCGCTTTTCACCAGTTCCCGCCTTTTCCCAGATGTTCCCGGTTAACTGCAGAACTAGGTGTCAAACAACACTCAGAGCATCCTTAAGGTCCGAGCTACGATTTGTTGCTACAATCGCGGAATGGAAAATATGGCGAAAATTCCCGGACTTATGAGGCGCGGCGGGTCATATGTGTACCGCGCGAATGTCCCCAAAGACTTGCATGAGGAGTACGGTTCACAGCGCCAAATCTGGGTAACTCTTGAAGCGAAGACGGAATCTGAGGCTAAACGTGAGGCTCACAAAGCCGCACTGCATTTCCTTGAGGTATTTGCGAAAAAGAGAAAACAGATTGCCGCGTGCGCTCAGACACCCGCGCCGACGCCTCAGGAAGCCTTTCACAGAGCAAAGCAATACAGCGTCGCGACGTTGGCCCGACAGCACGCCAACGCCGTCTTCGACCGCGAGGAGGCGAAGGGAGAAGCACTTTTCCAAACCTATCTAGTTGATGGCGCAGCCTTCAAGAAGAGGGTTTATGATGTCAGTGAGTGTGTGCAACTGCTCGATCATCACTACACCTCAGAGCAGGTCTCCGAATTCGAGAGCTGGATCGATTACCTTTATGACGGGGACGCGGACAGAGTAGTTGCGTTCATTGAGCGCAAACGCATCCAGGGCAGAGTCGACCATATAAAGCGCTCGCGAGCTGTTAGGGATTTTCGCGAATTCTCGGAACTCGCCAAAACGCTTGCTCCGGGTATAGCAGATGACCAGCGGCGCCAACTGATCCGAGCCCTGATTGACAGTGAAATTTCAGCGCTCACGCAGCTATTGGGGACAGAAGGTGCCGAACACTCTGTTGCAACACCGCGCGCACATGGACAACAAGATAACGCACCTTTAGGCCCCACGCCTGATTTACCAACCTTGGATGACGTCAAGAAAACGTTCCTGGATGACAAGAAGCGCTCCGGCACCAGCACCGGTGCGTGTGATGAAATTTACCGCAATATCGATGACTTCATCGAGATCGTTGGCGACAGGCCAATCAACCAATACGCCAAGGCAGATGTGCGGGAATATCTCGGTATAATTCAGTCCATACCTCCAAACGCTCGGAAGAAGGTTTCCTATCGTGACTTGAATTTGCGTGAAATTGCTGAAAAGGCGATGGGTGCAAAGGACAAGAGACCGGACATTGCCACGATCCATAAGAAGTTCGACGCGGTTGCTGGCTACTTCCGTTGGCTGAGCCGCAACTACGACCATCTGCCCCCCAATCCATTCGACAACATGCGCCCGCAGGAGCGCAAGAGGAACGCCAGGGATGAGCGGCATCCCTTCACAATTGATGAGCTGACGAAGATATTCTCGACACCTCCCTATACAGGGGCAAAATCAGCTTCACGTTGGTTGACGCCAGGAGCCATCATTCTGGATGATCGGGGGCTGTATTGGCTACCGGTCATCGCCCTTTATTCCGGCCTGCGCCTAGGTGAGATCCTCCAGCTTCGCAAACAAGACGTAAAAGAAGAGGACGGCATCAAATACTTCGACGTGAACAACGACGACGGCAAAAGTGTAAAGACAAGCGCGGGCCACCGTCGAGTTCCTGTGCATCCGAACTTAGTCAAACTAGGCCTACTCAAGTACGTTGATCAGTTGCCCGGAGATGCAGTTCGGCTAATCTATGACATTCCTCTATCAGGCCGCGCAAAAGATCGTTCCGGACGCGGATCTCGGAAAATGGCTGAACTTCTCATTGCCTCAGGCGCGAAGACCGAGAAAAACAGCTTCCACTCGTTCCGGCACACGTTTGAGGACGCCTGTCGGGTTGCGGGCGTAGATCATGCTGTCATGAACATTCTCCAGGGTCATGTGCAAGGCGACATGTCAGACAGATACGGGAAAGGAAGCGGCAAATACTCGCTACCTCGTCTCTACGAAGCTATCCAGAAAGTGAGTTATCAGGGCCTTACGGTGCCTAGTTCACTCTGACCCATACTCCAGCGGCTCCGGCTTATCCAGATCCGAAGGAGGCGCAAGGTCGTCAGTCCGCCGCAGCTCGTTCAGGAACGCCTCAAGCACGTCACTAACCGTCGCGAAAACGGTCGCGGTCTCAAAATGAAGTGCTACCTTTGCAAGTATCTCGGCTTGGGTGATCGCTTCAGGATTATCAGTTGCCCATTGACGGCCCGGATGAAGCGTATCCCAAGGCGACTTATTGTTGGCTCTTGTCGTCGAAGAATCCCCGTGTTTCCCGATTCCGTATAGTATTCGGGTGTCGCTATTCCAGATAGGACGAAACAGGCTAATCAAGTGTCGCTCAGCAGCGGCCTGATAGCCACTTTGAACAGCGAGGTAGCGGCAGTCGAAATCATCACTATCGATATCGGCTCCGGCTCTGATGCTCTTACGATGCTCCAGTAAGCGATCGTACAATTTTGTACCCTGCTCTACCGGGGATTTAGGGTTCCCTTGAGGATCAGCCTTGCCAACATAAATCGGGGTCTCAGTGCCCGAAATGGGAAGATATGGTTCGTACCGTCCCCTGTAGTAGAGCGCATATACACCAGATCCGTAGAAGCTAGACAGCGTCTCCAACGGATGACGCTGCTGCGCCACCAATGCAATCGATATGAAGCGTCCAATCAGACTGGGTTCGGTGGGATCAAAAAAGGAAGAAGGAAGCTCAACAGGGTCAATTTCGCGAACGACTTGCTCCAGCATTTTCTGCATGTCGACGATTTTTGACGTGAGCGCGCTTCGTGCGGGGTGAGTGAACCCCTGGCCATGATGCGTTTCTTTGGCAGCAGCAAGGAGCTGCTCTATTTCTGCCTGAAGGCTCTCTGCTTGCGCCAATACGACGTTTTTTGGACGCTTGGCCATGGTCAGTTCCGATGCGATGACAGTGCGGACGCAACGCTCTTGGCAACCGTTTCACCAAGCATGACAGGAACCGCGTTGCCGAGCTGACGCATAGCTTCTGACCATGCGCCTTCGAAGTTGTAGTTGTCAGGAAACGTCTGAAGGCGAGCACTCTCACGCACAGTGAAGTACCTCACCGTACCATCCGGCCTGGCAAGCATATTTTCTCCACCCGGAACTCCATGAACCCCAGCTTTGAGCGTCTTCGCAGGCTCGTCCAACGGACTACCGGTATGTCCCGGATAGGAACGCGCTCCCGGCTGCAGTCGGTGAGCCGAAATTTTGGCCGCCAACTTGGGGCTAAGCTCTGGGTCGGGTAGATCGCCTATAGCATCGCGGACGGTAAGCCATGGCCTAGCCTGGTCAGCGTCTCGATCGTACCGCGCCATCCGAGCCCTCATTCGATCTGATATACGCCGCTCAGCTTTAGTAACCTGGTGCCTATCAAAGTAGGAACCGTTCACTTGATCGAAAATTAGAGCATCGGAAGAATGCGTAGGGCTCGGGAAAGACCACGACGCTTTTACATCATTTCTGAAGCCCACGAAGAACACCCGCTCTCTCTTCTGCGGGACCCCGTAGTTAGCCGCATTCAGGACTTCAGTGAGTAGCGTATACTCCAAACCGCGCGTGCCACGCTTGCTGCTATGGTGCTTTTCCAAGCGACTAAGGTGATCCGACCAATCCTCATCTTGCTTCGAAACAAGCTCAGGGTATTGCATTTGAAGCCGTATGTATTCGAAGTAATTCCGGAAGGCCAAACGTGTGAGCCCCCTTACATTCTCAAAAATGAATGCTCGCGGCTTCGCCTCTCTTATCGCTCGGACGGCTTCGGGAAACATATCTCGTTTATCAGCATAGGCTTTGTGCCGCCCACCCATCGAGAAAGGCTGACAAGGAGGCCCCCCCGAAACTAGGTCCAATTTTCCTTCAAATTCAGAAAAGTCGACATCCCGCACATCGCCATCGATAAGGCGCGGCCAACCGTTTGTGTCAGACGACGGATTAAGCGCATTGGCTTTAAGGGTCGCCTGACAATGCCTATCCCATTCAACAATCCGCTGCGGCTTGAAACCAGCGCGCGAAATGCCGATACCAAGTCCGCCCGCCCCCGCGAACAATTCGACAGCCTGCATAACTTGCCCCGCGCAAACACTCGTTCTACTTTTGTTTCCGTCAACCCTACATCGATTCCGCATAAATCGTGAAGGGGAATTCGTCAGCGGGGGCGATGTTAGGAACACATACCCTGATGATTTCTAAACGCTACCGACACTGCGCTTGATCCACAGCTGGCTTGAAGCCGCGCCTCGATAAGGCAGGCTCTGTATAGACTCGTCTATACCAAAGCGCGTGAGGATCGCGGGGGGGCCTACTTGACTGAGGGACAAATTGCATTGTTCAAAAAACTGCCCCTTGGTCAGAATCTCTTGCCATGACTTCAGGGAATTTTTGTGATGACGTTGGCCCATCCAAACCAGATGGAGGACCTTATGTCAGATAACGATCACGCCCAACTCATCGCCTTGGGAAGCAACCTTGCGCAGTCCGTGGAACGTGAGCCCAGTGAATCTACGATTGAAGAATGGGACCAATATGTGAGGGCAATGCTAGCGCTGCTGGCGAAGGCAGCATGAGGATGGGGTGCATCCGCGACAACTAACCTCGTCGCCACGTCGCGGATGCAAGCGGCTATGCCGCTGAACAGGTAGAGCCGGTGTGGGCAGCGACACTGTCGAAGGGGGTCCCCACACCGGTTTCTGTGATGGGCTAGTCAGCAGCCCACATATCCAAAACTTGAAAGCTGTTGCGACGCTCATCGGCATCGCGCCGCTGTTGGGCGGCAACCATCTCAGCGACAGTGCCTGACGTCGCGCGGTCTGCCAGCAAGCACTGCGCAGCCCACTCATCCGGATCAGTGACGACGTCTCCATGAACAGTAAATCTGTCTGTGACGAGCGCGCTCATGCCGCCACCTTGAAGTCTGCGTCCGTTGCAGCATAGCCGGTCATGCCAACGTAGTTTGACAGGCGCGCCTTCAAGCTCTTCAGCTCATGGCGCTCACCGACAGATAGCGATGCCTCCGGCTTGGACAGAAGGCGCCCCAGCGCCGCGCTATCGCGGTGCAAAGCTAGCTCGTGTGCACCAGGGAGGTTTGCCGCCTTAATCTTCTGGGCGTTGAGAACGATGCCACGATTGCCAGCGGCGACCTTCTCGTCGCGCTGCGCCCGTCGGCTCGGCACGGGTTCGGCAAGGCCTGCTGGTTCATCGGAGTATGGCTTCAGGAATGCTGTAGCTTCTTCCAGCTCTTGCACTTCCCTGGGCGTCTTAACCGGCTTGGCGGAGAGACGACGGTACCGATCCCACATCCGACCGATTGTAAGTTGCTGCGTGCTGGCGAGTGATTGGACGAATGTCGTATTCAAGTTCATGTTAGCTCCGATGGATAGCCGCGACTGGCGGGCGTGAGTTTATTTCGATTACCGCCCCGCGAAGAGCCTGGCGAAGTTCTAAAGCTGCGATGTAGGCTTCGGTCTCGCGTCGGCTCAGAGACTTCTCTGAAGCCTTCCGTTCCAGCCGCTCTGCCTGTCGGTGAGCCTTGAAGAAGCGCATAACGGTGTCAGCGTCTTCCTTGCTGATGATGTTCATGAGCCGGCCCTCTGAGGGAGGGTGGAGAGCCAGCCCTTGATGATGTGACGAATGAGTGTCGAGCGCGGCAAGCCGCAATGACTCGCCACGCTATCAAGCTCTTTGACCACATCGGGGGAGACGGAGATTGTGAAGCTGACCTGTCGGCCATTGTTGGGAACGCGCATCGAATTGTTCGCAGTCTTTTTGTTTGATCGATGGACGTATCATGCCAGCTAGAACTAGTTTTGTCAATAAATTCCTATCGTGGCTCACCGCGCAGCAGAGAGCGACCACCAAATTCGCCTGAAAATACCGTCTATACAATTGCTTTAGCTTCATAAAAAATGGAAATCGGCCCGATAATGAATCTTTTCCTATTTTTTACGTGAGCCACCGTACTTCACGGATTTCTGTGGTATAATGGGCTGTTCAACGCACCCTACCCGAAAGGAGGCAAGACCATTTCTACAGGAGATACATCGTGCAAAAGCACCCCAACCACCTCGAACACCTAGCAAACATCCGCGAAGTGATAGCACCCGCCATCCGGAGCGGAATTGAGATCATGACCGAAGACGGTCGCGCCGTTACCTTTGAGAACCTCGACACGCTTGTGATGGACGGCGCCGCGATCAAAATGACGGGCGCAAACGGAGAGCTTCTCGCTGTCGTACTCTCTGACGACATCCGTCCCAGCAGCCCCAGGCGACATGAGACCCTCCCCTCTTTCAGCCAGATTATGGATGACGGCGAACGTTTGAATTTCTGGCTACCGGAAACCTATGCGCGCGGACCTCTCAAAGGCGCATCGCATGCAACCCTCTACGCAGGGATTACCTTTTCCCGACCCAATCTTGATGAGCAAGGCAAGCTAGCCAGGCTGAAGCTGCAGCGGTTCAATCGAATTTTCGAAATTGGCTGAGGCATAAAATTTGCCGCGCGAGCACGTTGACTCGTCGCCGTAAAGTATCTAGCGTCACTACCCTCCACCATTCTTGCGAATTTTGGAGTACAGATATGCTCTATATAGAGCATATTGAGGCCGGTGACAACTCTATATTCCGGCCCCGCGCGAAAGAAGATCTGCCGCAGCACCGTTGACTGCGACGGATCACAGAATCCTTCCGTGAAACTGTAAGAAAACTGCAGGCACGGCGGAAATATGCATTGGGTCTCGCTTGCAGCTTCCCGATCACCCTAACCAACGAAGGAATGAAAATGACACGACTAAAGCTTTCCACTTTGTCGACTGAGGAAAAGGCCCAGTTTGCAGAGCGACTTGCACAGTGTTGGCCAGTGTACGAATTCGAGGACGACCGGGCCTACTACGAAAGCCTTTCACCCCATGAATTCCACGACCATGCGGAGCTGTATGGGATGCGGCAACGGCGGGGGTATAGCCCAGAGACTTGCCGTGTCGTGGCGAATGATAATGATGTCGCCGGGGTGACGTTGTGTGCGGTCAAAGCCGACGATGGTCGCGAGCAGGTACGAGAAGATCGCACCGGAGAAAGCCGCGCTCCTCCTATACCACCGCGTGAGCTTTCGGCTGAAGGTATCCGCGCCATGTCCAACAAGGCGCTCAGGGGTAAAATCAAGACCGATCACAGCAAGGCGGTTTATGAGGCAATGTGCGAATATGCAGGACGTGGACTGTTCGTGCATCCCGCACACTGCATGCAGGACGATGGCTTTTGCTCAAGTCAGTATGGCGCGGTGAAAAAGGCTAAGGAACTTGAGGCGAAAGGTCTGCCTGCAGAAATGCCGGTGCCGCTCAAGGGTGGAAAAATTCCAAAGGGCCAAGGCTGGCAGAGAGAGGCGTCCAACGATCCACGCATGGTCGAGTACTGGTTTGAACAGTATGGCAATCAGCAAGGAAAGACCAACGTCAGCATTGTTACCGGCTCCCGCACTGGAGTGCTTGTCATCGATCTTGATGGCGCAACTGGGATCGCTGCATTCGTCGAACTGGAAAAGAAGCTTGGCCGGGTTCCTGCTACCGTCGAATCCATCACCGGGGGCGGCGGCAAGCACCTGCTGTTCCGCTGGCCCGAAGGCGTTGACCTACGCAATTCCGCCAAGGTGCTAGGAGACAATATCGACATTCGCGGTGAGAATGGGCAGATCATTGCACCGCCATCGCTTCACTATTCTGGCAACCATTACCGGTGGGCAAAAAGCCGCTCGCCTGCCGATGTAGGTTTGGCGGATTTGCCGCCTGAATGGATCGACGCAATCCAAGGCGCGTCAAAGATCACCGCAAAGGAGTCGAAAAACAATTCCGAAAAGGCAGGGGTCGAAGCAGCGACCAGCAGTAAGAAAGCTCCTAGCTCGAATCTTGACCTGTCTTCCATCGGTGAAACGGAACATGGAGGCAACGGCTTCAATGATCCCATCAACTCTATCCTAATTGCCTATTTCTACCGGCAGAAGGACGGTCACATTGCGGACGCGGACAAAATCCGGCGTGCAATCAGCGACCATGTTGAGGACCTGGTCGCCCGTGGTGAAACCGATGAAGCCCGACGCCGCTATACGATCGCAGGCGGTTATCTCGATACCCAAATTGAAGCAGCCCGAAAGTTTGTCGAGAAGCACCCGCGCCGCTCCCTACCTCGCGGTTACGCGGCTGGGAAAGATCAGCACGAGGGCCTTGTCGGCTATTTCAAGCAGGACGGCGACAAACCCGTTTTCCTACCGGTATGTTCGGCATTTGATGTCAAGGGCCGTGCCAGGACAGAAGACGGACGGGATTGGAGTCTTGTCATTCAGTTTGCAGACCCCGAAGGCCGGTTAAAGCAAGAGCGCATTGCTTTCGGTGACCTGGCGGCAGACTCCAAAGTTATTCGCCGAATGCTGGCGAGCGCCGGTCTCTGGATTGCCACAGGCGAGAACCAGAAGTTTGACGCTCTGCTAAACGCCCTCCAGCCGGAAAACACCATCCTGTTTGCTCGAATGCCAGGTTGGCAGGGTGGCGGGTTCGTGACGCCGGACGGACGGATGGTCGCCAGCAAAGAAAACACGGACGTCATTCTGGAGAACGCTCGCACTAATTCGACACGCGGCACGCTTGAAGGGTCTATAAAGGTTATGAACGATGCCTTGCGATCTGGCGTTGCGCATTGGCAGATCGCACCCATGATTGGTGTAGCGGGGTGCCTTGTAAGTTTCCTGAAACTTGATTCTTGTGGTGTGGCTTTAACCGGAGCCACATCGAAGGGCAAAACAACCGCCCTGCGCATTAGTGCGTCCGCGTGGGGCGATCCGGAAGGGAAAGGTCATGATGCAATCGTGGCCTCCCTGTCTGGAACCTCCAACAGCTTCGAAGTCATAGCTCAGCGTGGCAATGGAACGGGGGTGTTCATTGATGAATTGCAGCATCTGGACGATGGACGCGGCGTTCAACAATTGCTTTTCACACTTGCGCAAGGTGAAGGGAAGAGCCGCCTGCGTCCCGATGGCACGGAAAGAGAACGTCGGAACTGGCGGTCGTTCTACGCGCTGACCGGCGAAACCGGCCTTTTGCAAAAGATCGAGTCCGGTGGTGGCAAGGTTGCCGGGGGCGTCAATGCCCGTGTTGTTGACCTTGACGTTAGCACCGAGAAAGACGTTGACGAAAACACCTTGAGTGTACTTGCCGCTCGCAATGACCATTTCGGGCATTATGGTCCTGCCTTTGCCGAATGGTTGGCAAGTAATGGTGATCCAGACAATTTGCGCACGCGGGTTCGGACCTATGCGGCTGAGATCGCCGGGGACACGGCAACGGCGTTGGAAAAGCGGAACGGCCTGATTTTTGGGTTGTTGCGACTTGCTGGCGAGCTTCTGCAAGCGGCTGGACTTCTAGATGATGCAACAGACGTTTCCGCTCTTATCGCTCGACTGAAGGCTGAGAACACCCCAGATGCCGAGAAGCCAACGGACCGGGCGCTTAGAAAGTTGCGTGAAACCGTGAACGAAGAATGGCACAGGTCGGTTCATCCTGTAGCGCCAACTGCTGAAGACTTGGCGCATGGGAAGGCCATTGCATGGCGTGACTCCGGTCTTGCAGGCGGGCGAGTCTTCATTCCAAAAGATCGACTGGTGGAACTGGCAGGCGGGACAGTTAAGACGCGGGAACTGGTCGCTGCATTGAAAGCTGTCGAGATGCCGCCCCGAAAAGATGGCACGTGGGTGGGGGTGCTTCAAGTTAAGGGAAAAAACGACACTCACCCGACAGTCCCAGAAAATGGTGCGGAGGTCTCACACTATCGGATTGCTGAGGCATTCTTTCGGGGTGACGGAACGGGCACATAATGATCAAGGCAAGGGGGCGCCAACGCCCCCTTTTTCTCCGTGTGGTGGATTTTTGGGTTTGAGCGCGGGCGTGAATCTGCAAAACCCACCGCAAAATCCACCGAACTTTATCGATGTGTTTCAGCTGCTTAGCCATACAATGTGGAAAAGTGGATTCTTGGGTGGGCACGGATATAGCGTGACGTCGGCGGGCGTCAAAGCGTTGGGCATGTCGAGTGTAGTGAGGCGGAGAACGGGTCGCGTATCTATCTCTCTTTAAAAGTCCACTTTTCCACTATATCTGATTAAATGATTGTTTTTGTTGAATAACGTTCAGTGGATTTCGTGGTGGATTTTCGATTTTGGTTTCCATTTTTCCACTTCAAAAAATCCATCGCACCGGATGCCTTCAGTGGGCGGCATGGGATCGTTGAGTGTCGAGGACGAACACCCGTCCAACCGAATGCAGATAGTCGATGATCTCAAAATGCAGGTGATCGCGGTCGCCATATCGCCGTCCGATTTCATCGAGTGTGGGTTGAATGGCTAAGCACTCGTCTGGCGGCAAGTCGGCATCGCCAATTAGCCAGCAATCATCACCCACGGCGACGGGATCACAACCGGTAGCAACTACTTCATGGATGAAATCTGCAATCTGCTCTTTCGTCATTTTCATCTCCATGGTTTGCTCCACGAGCCTATGCAGCTTGGGAATTTCATCAACTCGCATATCTGCTAGTAAAAGCAGCCGTCGCTCGGCAAAAAGGGTCTTCAATCTGAAGCAAGCTCCGGAGTCAGTTGGGGATGATTGACCAGGCGCCCAACCCTCTTGATTGTCTCGCGCCGATATCGATCTTTGTCCACGCCGTGATGGAAACGCCGATGACACGTCGGACACACACCCACAGCGTTGTCAGCACTATCAGGACCACCTTCGCTTAAAGGGCGTACATGGTGGACTTCCAGGTACGGCTCACCGTCTTCGCGTAGGAATGGCGCAGGATCACCGCACGCCTCGCAATTTCCTGCAGCCGTTGCCAAGACCCAGGCTATGACATTCGGATCGCGAACAAAGCGCGTTGTGGTTGAGGCGACTTTACTGCCGCTCAGGGGATTAGTGGGTGGCGGAGCTGATAGATCGCCCTTCAGCTTGGAACGGGCTGACTTCACACGGGTTTGAAGCGCTTCAGGATCAGCAGTCGGAGCCTCTGCAGACCATTCACGTTGCCAGACATGATTGACCATGGGCAACAGCTTTGCCGTAACCTTGGCTCCGACATTCCGACGCGGCTGATAACCGGTCAGTATCGGAAGGCCAAGCGCCTCCACCACAGCGCTAATGTTCGCCATACGAAATTCGTAGGAGCCCGCTGTTCGAGAAGAAAGCGTGGTAGCAAGCACTTGCTTCCGCTTCGCCGTCTTGTTGATCACCTCCCCCGCTGCTTCTGCAGTCTGCAGCTCGCGGTAGGCAACAACACAGGCCATCAGCTCATCGTCCGTCCACTCGTTAGAAGTCACGTCGCCTGCCACGTCCACATCCCTCGCCATCATTCAAAAACCATGTAGAGTTGTAATCAGCTACGAGACAAGGGGTTGCGACATGGTAGGCGGCTGGGACAAGTCTCCAGGACCCGATAACGACTATGCGTCAAAGCCGTTGACGCTAACTGGCAAACTCGCACTTGTACTTGTAGCAGCAGGGTTCGTGGCGATCGCCTATCTGCTCATGTGAGGTGGATACACCGGCCATCGAGCGAAGCAATTTTTCTGCAGAAAAGTATGCCAGAATTTTCACGTCGTTCGGCGCCCGCGCAGCGCGGACTGCTCATCAAGACACCTGATTTTTCTCGACCTCTTCAGCTCGCCGTCGAGCTACCCCCGAAAAAGACCGGCACTTTCCTCAAAGCAGGGCAGTGCCTACCAGGTCCCGCCCATTTCTTGCCGAACAGGTTCGGAAACCGTCCGTTAAGGTATACTCCAGCGGACATCCAAAAAAGGTGCACGACGCGCGTCCGATAGGGTTGACTCCAGCCATTCGGACAGCCATTCTTTCGGACAGAAGTTCAACGAACACCGGGATTTCAATGGCGACGTTTCTTTATGCGCGGGTAAGCACGACAGAGCAGACACTCGCACACCAGCAATCCCAGGCCGAGAAAGCTGGCTTTTCATTTGACCATGTCATCGCCGATCAAGGCGTGTCAGGTGTTGTGGTGCCGATGCGCGAGCGTCCGGAAGGACGTCGCCTCTTTGACATGCTGCGTGCTGGAGACGTTCTCGTGGTCCGTTGGGTGGACCGCCTGGGGCGAAACTACGCAGACGTGACGGACACCATAAAGGAGTTCATCCGACGCGGCGTCGTTATTCGCACGGTGATCAACAACATGACCTTTGACGGCTCCACTACCGATCCGATGCAAATGGCTGTCCGGGACGCCCTGATTGCCTTCATGGCGGCGACAGCGCAGGCACAAGCGGAAGCGACCAAAGAAGCTCAGCGAGCGGGCATCGCGTACGCGAAAGCGAACACGGAGACTTACAAGGGCCGAAAGCCATCCTACACCCGCACACAGCTCCAGACCGTTTTGGAACTAGACGGCAAGGCTCAGAGCGTTTCCGACATTGCCCGCGCTTGCGGCCTCTCGCGCCAGACTGTTTACCGGATCAAACAAGACCCGACAGCAGCTGCGAAGGCGCTCGCTATGTGGGAGGGCGCGTGATGTGGCAGATGATGCGTCTCGGCGCGCTGGCCTTCATGGTGTGGATAGTTTTCCGCGCCGTTGCAGGCATGTAGCCAAAAAAACTAGCGGGGGACCCAAAGGGGGCCGTACCTCCCCGGGGTACCGTTTTGAGTCAGTCGCTGTCTCGGTAATACTCAGCGTTCGCGCGTACGAGTTTGCCAACTGCAAACGAAGATGAGCCACACTGCAAAAAACTTTCAAATAATACCATCTCCTGCTAGAATGATCTCTAATTAATAGGCGGCAAACCCGCACTATTGATCCAAAAACAATAACAAGCAAATGGATCAACCATGCAGCATAGACCACTGACACCACGCCATCTTGCGTACGCAAAATTCCGCGCGCAGGGGATGACGCCGCCACAGGCGTTCAAAGAAGCGGGTTATACATCTGAAAAGACGAACGCATACCGGCTGGAAGGACGCCCGGACATCCAGGCGGCAGTCGACGATTTCCGCAAACGTCGCGAAGAGCTGCTTACGCCTGGCGAAGTAGGACAAGTTAATGCCGAAGAGCTTTCCGATCCCACGGTGACATCTACGTTCCTGCTACAGACACTTATCGATGCGTTGTCGCAGGCGCGCGCCATGGGTGACCCCAAGACCGTTCTTGCAATAACCGTTAAGCTTGCCGATTTTCTGGCCGTGAAGTTCGACGCTGCCACGACCAAGGACGACACCAGGTCCACCGCCTCAATTCTAAAAGAACTGGAGGCAATCCGATGAACGAAGGGCTTGAAAACACCCACCTTGATGAGCAGGCGATTGCTCGTAAAGAGTATATCAGGTTCATTGCCTGCTGCGAGCTTGTGCAAAAACAACGACTTTCGGCAGAACACGCATCAAGGGTAGCCATGATTTCGCGCGAAGCCTTTGCTTCCCTCACCGCTTCGCTTACCCGGTTGAGCGCGATTGTCGCCGCCGCTCACCCGGACACGTGCAAGAAGCAATTACGAGGAGCCGCTCCTCGCTACAGCAGCGACTACCGCAGGGATCGAAAGAGATAATTGCTGCGCAAATAGCGGAGCAACCCTATCGTACCGCGACGTTCAGGCCAAAAGTAATTACTTCAGAGATGAAGTTCAGAATTTGCATGTTTCGGCTACTGCGTTTCAGTTTCCGCAGCAGGCGGAGAAAAAGAAAAAAGAGCTTCGAAACAGGCCTGCCTCAGGGCTTTGTTTGTAGCAGCCAGATTCAGGCTACCCGCCTCCCGATGAAACCGGATTTGGTTATGAACCACCACGTTCCGGACTCTATATAGAGCCTTGTACCACGCAATGTCATCGCCAAAACTCTCACTCAACATCGTCAGGATGCGAATGCACTCCTGCTTCAGATCATGAAAGCATGACCTTCTCACACTTTTTGACATGTAATACTGATCAAGCATACCAATTCGAGAAACCTCATTAGTCAAATTTGAAAGGTTTTCACGAAGTTTCCAAGTGTCAATATCTATAGTCGGCAACTTTCGTATTTCTATCTTAAATATACTATCTATACAATATTCTATTATCTGGTAGTAGGCTAGAAAACTACCGATACCAGATTCATGCTTGTCAGCTTGCGAAATGATTTCACAAAAAATCGAGTAGTCGCTTGCCGCAAAATTTGCGGGAACTCTCATATTTACATTCTTTGTACTGAACGTTGCATCCCCCGGAACAAAGTTCTGATAGCTGGACACCACCTGTATCTTCGCCTCAAGCAAAGATAACATGAGGCAGTGGTCTCTTAGACCCACTCGCGTAAGGGCGTCATTGCTAAACACGGCGAGTACATGATCATCAGAAAACAATTCGTCTAGGTATAACTCCGCATTCCTCAAATCGGAGGTGCTTCTTAGGAGGGAGAATTGGTCGATAGCATCAAGTGATAGAATTTTACGAAAACCTACCTCCGCAAATCGCGACGGCCACACCTCTCCGATCCCGGTACCTGATCGAAATGCCGCCAATGGGAACAAATAGCCCAGCCTCTCACCATCAACCACCACCAGGCGTGTGTCGGCTTCGCCTACCGCGCCAGCATTGCAAAGAAGAACAGTGAAATGATGCGTCTCTTGGGGCTCATCGACACTTATGCCATGCTTGAAAAGGCCGAGGTCACCTAGATGCGACTTGATGACCGAGAAACCCGTTTCATGCTCTACGGTCAACTCGAAGGATTCAACCTGATTTGGCGGCAGATCAAGGAATGCTGGCAT